GTTGACGGCGTCAAGTTCAGGTTCCAACGGCTCTTATTGTATTTTCGTCAACACGAGCACAGGGGCGCTAACGAGCGCACAGGAAGGCGGCACGGGCTGTACGGCCCAGGCATCGGCAGGCACACAGGCCCTGGCAGAAATCGTGACGAGCGCTCATTTTGGCGGCCCGCCTGCGACTAATACAGACATTATTGCCTATAAAGGCGTGATGAAGCGCTCGGGGGCGGGTAGCTTCGATTTCTGGACTACTTCGAAGGATTTTCCCATTGTATCATCTAGTTATCTGGATCAGACCGGCTTACCTGGTCCTGCAGGGCCGCCCAACAATTGCCCTGTCGGGGCGCCAAAGCTTAATACCGGCTGTTTCTCTAACAGCAACTTCCAGGAAATTTTCTCCGCCGATATCACGCCCATTCCGTATGGGACAACGCTTGATGTGGGGCCGGTTCTCTCCTACTATCGAGTAAACACTGCACGTACGCAACAATCGGGTGACTATCTGCTGGGCATCAACGCCTTCGCGCTCAACGGTAACACGACACTGGAATTTGGCTACACCCAGTGGCTAAACAAGATTGTGTCAGTCGGTACGGCTGGTAATAGCTATAAGGACGTAAAAGCCGCACAAATCTTCTCGACCGTGGGTATCGATACGCAGGCACTGTCGGTCCCTTCGGTCGTGCCACGCTTTGAAATTCGCTCTGGTCTGATGGCGGGTGAAGAAACTGGCGGTATTACGGCGCATTGCGGCCAGTTTGCGTTGCCGAGTGGCGGCGTGACGATGGCCGATCAAGGCCCCAGCACGATCAATATGTGCGGCAACGGAACCAACAATCTGGGTAATGCCATGGGCTATTACCTGGATAATAAGAAAATGCTTACGACGCAGTCGCTGACGTTGTACGCAAACAGCGGCTCAGTTTCGTTTGCCACCCCCACCACCGTCAGCGGCACTTATACGTTGCCCGCGGCGCCGCCGGCCGGCAATGGTTATTCGCTGACTTCGACCACGGCTGGCGTGATGAGTTGGACCAACGTCAGTGGCGGTTCAGGTACGCCGTGTACAACTACGGCTCTTTCGCTGCAATACAACGCCGCCGGCGCCTTTGGCTGCGTGGCCGGGGTGACGAGCAACGGCTCAAACATCGTCATTGCCTCCAATAATCTGTTCCTGGGCGGTTCTTCCTCGGGTAACACTATACTGAATGCCACTGCGGTTGCCAGTGGTACGGCAACGTTGCCAGCCAACACCGGCATAATCGCCGAATTAAATCTCGCTCAGACCTGGTCCGCGGCGCAGAGCTTCAATTCCAGCGACCTGGTTTTGAACGGTTCGTCTAGCGGCTCGACGACGTTGAATGCCAGCGCCACGGCAAGCGGAACGGCAACGTTGCCTGCGAACACCGGCATCGTTGCAGAACTTAATCTGGCGCAGACGTGGTCCGCGGCGCAGAGTTTTAATTCCAGCGATTTGATTTTGAACGGGTCGTCCAGTGGCTCGACCACGCTGAACGCTAGCGCCACAGCGAGCGGCACGCTGACGTTCCCTGCGGCCACGGACACGCTGGTTGGTAAAGCAACGACAGACACGCTGACGAACAAGACCATTACCTCAAATACCGACACGCTCGGCACAGTGACGATGTCGCTAGGTTCCGATGCGACCGGCGACACTTATTATCGCGATTCAGGCACGCATCTTGCGCGCCTAGCAGTTGGCAGCGCAGGTCAAGTATTGGGAAATTCCGGCGGCCTGCCCGCCTGGGTCCTGAGCAACTTGTCGGCAAGTCAAGGCCGGTTGACGCTGCAGAGTGCTACGCCGGTCATGACCACCACGCAATCGGCCAAGACCACGGTCTTCTTAGATTGTTATAAAGGTCCGAACGTCGCGGTGTACAACGGCACTCAGGCAACGTTCCTGGCCATCGGCAGTTGCGAAATTTCGATGGGGTTGGATGCCGTCACGCCGCACATTGCCAGCGGCAGCGTTTATGACGTATTCGCGATCAACAATTCAGGAACGCTCGCGATCTGCGCCGGTCCGGCGTGGAGCACCACCAGCACGCGTGGCACGGGTGCCGGCACGACGCAAATTCACGTCAATATGACTGTGGGGTTCCTGACTAACCAGAATTCGCTGACACATTGTTATGGCGGTGCCAGCGGGACGACCGATTTCGGCACTGTTGCGGCTGACCAAGGTACTTATCTTGGTTCATTATACGCGACGGCCAACGGCCAGACTAGCTTTACATTCGGCGCGATAGGCACGTCGGGGGGCCATGCCACAGCTGGGCTTTATGCACTGTATAATTATTACAATCGCGTTTCGATCAAGACGATGGTCGGCGATAATGCCGCCAGTTGGACCTGGAATACTGCTTCCTGGCACCAAGTTAATGCTTCGGCCGGTATGCAAACTCAATTTTTGGAGGGCGTGTCAGAAGACGCCATCGATGCGGTGTACAACGGCGAAACGGCAGCGGGAACTGCTACCAATTGTTCCGTCGGCGTCGGGTTGGACAGCACGACGGCGCCCAGTGGCGCATTCCTGTTCAGTTCGTTTGTTGGGCAATTTACCCAGGTAGTGGGCCGCTATGAAGGCGTCGCTCCGTTAGGCTTTCATACGCTGGCGGCCTTGGAATTTTCCAGCACCACCACCGGCTGCACCTTTTATGGTACGCAAGGCGTGTCATACTTACAAAGTGCAATGTCGAGTACAACTTGGCAATGACCATGCAGCACCCATATCAAGTCCTGCGCCCCGAATACGAAGCCGATCTCGCGGCAATGAAAGTAACGCGCCCCATCGAAGTAGACAAGGTGGCGCAGTCGCTGTTGCCCAAGATGGACTTATATCTGCGCGAGCAGGAAGTGGTTAAGGTGCCGGCGGCGTTCCTGGCAGCGCTCGATCAGCGTGAGGATGATGCCAACCCGCACTGCGCCATCGGACAGGGCGATCCATGGAATCGAGTATCGCGCAACGTGCCGCGCGGCAAGGGGCCATGGTCGTCCAAGTTCGACGCCGACATCTTTTACATTCGGTACGATCACCTGGACGACAATTCGGCGCCATGGTCGTGGTCTTATGTGTGCTGGAAGGGCGAAGCGTGGAACGGGTTTGGCCCGCGCAGTCACGGCATCCGCACCGGTTATTTATGGTCCGGCACCAGCCTATACGTGCGCGGAAAATATGTGGCCGACAACGAATGGGACGCGCGGGAAACCGACAAGCAGCTTGGCATCATTCCGGTGATGCGCCGGCTGATCGCGTTGCGGCCCGATCTTGCGTTTGATAATTTACCGGCACATGACACGCTTGCCATCGTCCCGCCGCCGCAACCGTTACCGCATGGCGTCGGCGGCCCGGCAGTCGGCGTCTCGGTGATCGGGCCGCATGACACGCGCTGGGTGCAGCAGGCACTTAACACCTGCTATCTGCCGGCGGCCGACGCGTTGAAGGTGGACGGTTCGTATGGGCGCCGGACGCGTGAAGCGGTGCGCTCATTCCAGCGGTTCAATAAGCTGGTGCCGGACGGGCTGTTCGGGGAAAAGACCGACGCCGCACTTACCGCGGCAATGAAGCAACATCAGGGAGTAACGCAATGACCCTCGTCCCTGCACGCGTTTCGGTCGTGTTCGGGCAGTTCGGCGCCGCGGCTGATCCGATCAATCTACCCGCATTTCAGCAACGCCTCAGTAAGGAAGGAATCGAGACGATCTTGGTGCAACATACCGACAGCCAGAAGACTTACGATTTTTTACACCGTTTCGTCGGATTTTGCGGCATCGTCGGCGCCAGCCTCGGCGCAGGCGCAGCGCCGATCTTCGCCGGCTACCTTAACCCGCAGAAGGTCGACTTCGTTGGCGGTTTTCAGCCTTCGGACTGGGACCCGGTCATGCATGAAGTGTCGATCCCGGATGGCGACGATCTCATCACGCGCGCCGTCAACGTGCCGGCGAACGTCGTACGGGCGTTGTGCTTCCGCAACCCGGTCATCTTTGAGACGGGCGCCCTTGGTCATGCGACCTACGTGCCAGCGCCCGGCAACAAGACGACCAAGATCGAGACGATCAAGCGGCAAGACGCGCACCCCGGCGACTTCGGTGAGGCGCAAGATACCATGTTCAACACGGTCATAGAGTGCTGGAAAGCACGACAATAAGATGAAGCTGCAACGCATCGTCTTCGGCGAGCCAAAACCTGGCGGCCCGGTGTTCGCAACCCTACTTAAGGGTTTGGACGAGAGCATATCTTATTGCAATTACACCGGGCCGCTGCAGCACGACCGTGTCACCGATGTGCCGTTGACCGTGCCCATTCTCGGATTAAATTTTCGCCACCCTACTGACTTGAAGTTGATATCGGCACCGCCCGCGACCGGCGATCACTGGGGCATGTTTGCATGGCATCACGTCGAACTGTACGTGACCGGGGCCAAGGACGGCTGCATTCCGGAGCAGCACCAATTTTGCGTCGGGCTGTGTCGCGACATCTACGTCCTGGACAGCAGTGCGCCGCAGACGTGGGACGAATTCCAGGTCACGGCCGGCGTGTGCTGGGGGCTGAAGTTCCAAGATAAAACGGCCTATGTCGTGTTTCGCGGTTCGGACGACAAGCTCGACTGGCTGCGCGATCTGACTGGCATTGACCACGCGGCAGAAGGCGTGGTCGATCACGACAAGTTTGGCCGAATGTGGGACGGCTTCGTCATCGGCATGGCCGAGACATGGAAGGCAATCAAGCCTCTGCTCGCCGGGCTAGATGCCGTCGTTTTTACCGGCCACTCACTCGGTGCGGCACACGCTGACGTGGCCGCGGGCCTTGCACTGTTGGAACTAAACGGAGGGTAAAATGCAAGTCGACGCCAAGTTCACGTTCTGGTTCGGGGTTTTGACCAACGTCTTGATTCTCATCGCCGGCTACGGCGTGCAGCAAGCGCCGCCCATCATCGCGCAATACGCGCCCGACGTTCAATGGTTTGCTGGTCTTGCCGCGCAGATCAACGGCGTCGTGCTGACGGCGCTTACCGGCATTGCGTCAAGCAAAGCCGGTCCGCTGACCAGTGCGACGCTGCCGACCGGTACGAAGGCGGTTCTGGCCTGGCTGCTGTTGCCGCTGTTCATCTTGTTCGTCCTGTTCGGCACGCCGGCCCGCGCGCAGAATGGTTCGACGACGCCGGCAACCGCTGTCGCCAATCTGATCAAGAACATCAACAACATCGCACTGGCCGACCTGCAAAATGCTCAGGCGCTCGCCAATGCGATGCCGAACAAGGTGACGGCGCCGTGCTGGACCGCCGTTGTGAACATGGTGCAGAAGCAGCAAGCGGTCCTCAATCCACCGGCATCGACGACCGGCGGCACGACGCCGCCCCTACCGCCAGTTCATGTCTTTACCGACGCCGAGAAGGTGAGCGAACTTATTCAGTCGCTGCAGACCGGCGGCGACATTCAGATTAACTGCGCGGCCATGGCGGACGCATCGAAAAAGTCCGTACTGCAGATCGTCAGTGCGATCATTTCGGGGGCATCGGTGGCGCCCCTGGTGCCAATTGTGCCCTAGAGGCACGTAGTCGTCAGACCCAAGAAGACGGAGATACGCGATGTCGGAAGCTGGAAACGGGTCATTGTCACTGCTCAAATCGATTACCGAGACGAAAGAACGCACTGCCGCGTGGGCAATGCGCGGTCTGTTGCTCGCCATCAGTGCGTTGGGTGCGATTGCGTTATGGCTGGCTCAGGCCCAGCTTTCCGACATCAAGACCAAGGTCGACGGCGACAATACGCGCGTCTGGCAAGCCATGAGCCGGATCGCGGAAAACCAGGATAAGACGACTGTCGCTCTCACGCGGATTACGACTTCATTTGCCGATCATATACTGCAGTTTAACGAAATGAAGCAGCAAGTGAAGGACCATGAAGCCGCAATTCAGACGTTGCGGGCAGAAAAGGTGCCGCGTTGAAGGTTCAGTTTCCCGATAAAGTCAAGCCGATCTTTACGCCCGCGCCGTACAAGGTAATCTGCGGCGGGCGCAGCAAAGGGGCGTCGTGGTCGTTTGCCCGCGCCGCTCTCATTCTCGGCTCTCACCGGAAGCTGTTCATCGTATGTGCTCGTGAAGTGCAACGCTCGATCAAGGACTCGTTGCACCGCGTCATTTCCGAGCAGTCGGAGCAGATCGGACTGGGCGGTTTTTATCAGACGCTCGAAACCGAAATTCGGGGTGTCAACGGCACGACGTTCGTATTTACAGGCCTGAACAACATTAATTCGGTCCGCTCGACCGAGGGCATCGACATCTTGTGGGTAATGGAAGCGGCCCACGTGTCGAAGGCCAAGTGGCGCGTGCTGCTGCCGACCGTGCGGCGCGACCCGCCGGCCGGACCGTTCAAACAGGGGTCGGAAATCTGGATTGATCTCAACCCGGAATTGGTCACCGATGATACTTACAAGATGTTCGTGATTGACCCGCCGGAAGGCGCCATCGTCATCGTCATGAACTATAAGGACAATCCGTTCTTCCCGAAAACGTCGGAACGCCAGATGCTCGATATGCGGGCCAAGGACTATGACGAATATTTGAACGTATGGGAAGGCAGGCCGCGGCGCGCATTAAGCGGCGCCATTTATGCCAAGGAACTGGGCAAGGCCATCGAAGATGGTCGCGTGTCGCCGCGCATCAAGCACGACGCCGGGCGCGGCGTTACCGTCGTATTTGATCTCGGCGATTCGGACGCCTGCGCCTGCTGGGTGTTTCAGCAAATCAGCATGGATCACAACGCCATCTTCTACATGGAAGACGTGGCGAAGGACATCGGCTACTTCATCAAAGAGCTTCAGGCCCGCGGCTACATCATCAAGCGGGTGCTGTTACCCCATGACGCCCGGCAGGCGCACCAAGCAGCGCGCGGGCTGGTGCACAACACCATCGAAAAGCAGGTCAAGGCACTGTTGCCGACGCCCGGCATCGTGCGCATCGTGCCGAACATTCCGGAAGTCAATCAGATCAGCGCGACCCGCGCGCTATTTCCGCGCATCAACATCAATGAAGTCGACTGTTCGCAAGGCGTGCTGTCGTTGCAACATTACCAATACGACGTCGACCCGCACACCAACCAGCGGTCAAAGACCCCGAAGCATAACTGGGCGTCGCACGGTGCGAAAGCCTTCGGCTATTACGCGGTAGAACTACGCGAGGGCAACAAAAAGGAAAAAGAACAGGACACAGGCGACGAAGGCGCCGCCATCGAACGTGAAAGTTCGCTGCGGTCGGGCGACAGCCCCAACGGATGGATGAACCTGTAAGATGGCCAAGCGCCCCACGACCAAGGACCAGAGCACCGACAAGCGCACGTCGTCGCTCGAATTATCCGAAGACGACAGGATCGTCCAGGAAGCGCAGCAGCGTTTCAACCGGTGCGTCGACTGGGAAAGCCAGTTTCAGACGCTGTATAAGGCCGACGTGAAGTTTGCCAACGCCGACGCCGACAACGGCTGGCAATGGCCGCATGACTTGAAAAAAGAGCGCGAAAAAAACAAGCGCCCGTCGTTGACCATCAACAAAGTGGTACAAAAGGTCAATCTGATCGTCAATGACGCACGGGAAAACAAGGCGTCGATTACGGTCAAGCCGGTCGGCGACGACACGACATTTCGCGCGGCGCAGATTCAGGAAGGCATCGTCCGGCACATCGAGTACGTGTCGAAGGCCCAAACCATTTACGACAATTCGCTTGAAAGCGCGGTCGAAGGCGGCATCGGCTGGTGGCGCGTCATCACCAAGTTCGACAGCGAAGAGGTTAATCAATTCGACCGTCCCGACATCAGTTGGTTCAACCAGAGCATTTACATTGCGCCGGTCAAGAACCAGCTTGGCGTCTACCTCGACCCGGATATCGAACAGTTTGACGGGTCGGACGCGCGATATGGCTTCGTCTTCAGCGACAAGCCGAAGGACGAAATGGAGCGCGAATATCCGAACGTCGATTTCACGGCCGCCGGCTCGACGCTCAGCGGGCCGGACACCTGGATCAGGCTCGACAGCGTGCGCGAGGCCGAATATTACCGCATCTTGGAAAAGGACGACGAACTTATCTACATGGAAGATGAAGGCGGCACCGGCACCGTATTTTTGCGGTCCGACGTGCCGAAGCAGTTCATCGACGCGCTGAAGCGGGAAGAAGAGGCCGGCAACGAAGTGCGGCGCCGCAAGGTGGTCAAGCGCACGCTCGAATGGTACAAGATCGTCGGCAACGTCATCGTCGACCGGCGCAAGCTGAAGGGCAAGTATATCCCACTGGTGCGCACGGTCGGCGTCGAGCGCGTGATCGATGGGGAGCTTTACCGGTGCGGGCACGTGCGGCGCCTCAAGGACCCGCAGCGCATGTACAACTATAATAGTTCGGGTCAGGTCGAATTTGGCGCGCTGCAGACCAAGGTGCCGTGGGTCGGGCCGAAGGAAGCGTTTGCTGGTAACGAGGACATGTGGAACCGGGCCAACATACAAAATTACGCGTACCTGCCTGTCAATGCCTTTGACGAAAACGATCGGCCGATCCCGATGCCGCAGCGCCCGGAACCACCCGGCACGTCGCCGGCTTTCTTGGACGGCATGCGCATTGCCGATCACGAAATGGACATGGCAAGCGGCCAGTATGAAGCTTACGAGGGACGCACCGGCAACGAGCGCTCCGGTAAGGCCATTCAGGAACGCCAGCGCCCGGCCGAGAAGTCGACTTATCATTTCGTCGATCATCAGGCGGCGGCGATTCGCTACACCGGCATGATCATCCTCGACCTGGTGCCGCATATTTACGACCGTGAGCGCATCATTCAGATCATGGGGCGCGATGGCGTTGAAAGCAAAATTACGATTAAGCCTGACCTGGAAAAGGCGATCGACGAAAAGAAGGACGGCGACGCCATTCAGGTGATGTTTAACCCGAAGATCGGGCGTTACATCGTCGAGGCCGATGTCGGCCCGGCGTATGGCACGCAGCGTCAGGAAGCTTGGAATGCGTTCGTGCAGATCGTGACCGGGGCGCCGGAACTGATCAACGAAATCGGCGACCTGATGTTCCGTTCGGCCGACTTCCCGCTGGCCGACAAGATCGCCGAACGGCTGATGCGCAAGATCAAAGTCGAGAAGCCTTATCTGTTCGACGATCAGGCGCCGACGCCGATGATGATGCAACTGCAGAATCAGGTCAAGGAACTGACGCAGCAAGTCGGCGAAGCGATGCAGTCGCTGGCCGAGAAGCGGCTCAAACTGGTCGGCAAGGAACAGTTGCGCGACATCGAGGCGTACGATGCTGAAACCCGGCGGCTCAAGGGTACTGCGGAGGCGGTCAAGATTCTCGGCGAGCGTGAGGACTTGGACGACCAGATCAGGCAGACGTTGTCTGACATGCTCGGCATCGACCTGCCGAACCGCATCGCCAAGCTGGGCGGCGAAGACATTTCGCAAGCAGTGGAGCAGGGCGGCGGCGAGCCGATGGACATTCCGGACGTCGGCCTCGGCGCGTGGCGCGGCGGCCTGAAGGCCAACGGCAATCTGGCCGGGCGGCTGGTCAAGGCCGGCGACGGCAATTTGTATACGCAGCACCCGGACACTGGTGAATTTTTGCAGGCGACCCCGATTAGTAACGGCACGGAGACTCCACAATGAGACATATTTTGATCGCAGCATTGCTCGTCGTGTTGGCCACGCCGGCTTCGGCGCACGGCCGACATCACGCACGTCATCACGCGCACCGTTCGCACCATCATTATGTCGTCGTGGCGCACAATTTTGCCGAAGGGCTGGGCGCCGGGCTGCTCCACATGTTGAACAGCGCTCACGCCGGCCCGCGGCCCGCCGCCTGGTGCGGCTGGGCAATGCGTCAATTGGTCAGCAGCGACCCCGGTAGTTCGTATAACCTCGCGCGCAACTGGGCGCGCTGGGGCCATCCAGGACCGGTCGGCATCGGCGCCGTGGTAGTATGGCCACACCACGTCGGCAAGATCGTCGGCCAGCAGAACGGCCAGTGGGTGGTGGAATCCGGTAATGACGGTCATGCGCTGCGTAGCCGCGCCCGTTCCATTGCCGGCGCCATCGCAATACGTTGGGAGTAAGGTTTGAGCGACGCTTATTACCAAGACGATGACTGGTCGACCGTTCCGCGGACGGCGGAAGGCGTGCCGCGTATTGCGATCATGCCGGCTAATTATATGCCGCCGTCGCCCGGCGACGGCACCGATATCCGGTCACTGATTAGCCCGCAGCCGGTCGGGGCGCCCAACGCCGTGCAGCAATTGACGCAAGCCCAGCCGCAGCCCCAGCAACGCGGCATTCTCGACAAATTGCTCGGCCTCAATGGCCTACGCTACGAGACGTGGCCGGAACGGCTGGTGCGGTCGGCCCTGACGTTGCCAGGTGAAGTGTATCAAACCGGGCAAGTGACGACGCGCGACCCGTACGGCAACGTCACATCGATGCAGCCCGAAATCGACCCGCGCACCGGTTACCCGAGCGAAGCTGCCGTCCAGCGCGTTCAGGACTTGTCGGCATTCGCCGGGCTTGGTAGCATGCCGGCGGCGATGGCGCGCGAAGGAACGGCGTTAGGCATGGGCGGCGGTCGAGCAGTGCAACCGGAATTGCCGGCGGGCGGCGCGTTTCATTCCGCCGTCGAGCACGCGCTGACCAGCGCGCCGCAGGACAAAATGACTGCCGACCAATGGCAAGGCTGGCTACGCAATCAACCCGGCGTCAAGCAGGAAGAACTCGACTGGCTCAACTTCCCGGCCGGCAAGCAGGCCATGACGAAGTCCGACATGCTGGCGCACGCACAGGGCCACGGGCCGCAGCTACAGGAAGTGGAAAAGAGCGGAACACCATTACACGAAGATAGTATCGGAGAAGAAGCCGACCATATTTATGGGCAATGGCATCCGAATACTTCGGTGCGTGTCGAACCTCGTAACGACGGAATGTTTCACGCGGTTGATGGCAACAATAATATTTTGGGCGTAGGCAACACGCCGCAAGAAGCTAGCAATATAGCTTCCGAATTTCGCCAAGCAGTGCAGGAGCAAAACCCCGACGTCTTATTTGATTGGTCGCACGAATCGGCTGAACATAATTTGCGGTATTACGCGGGCGGCGCCCCTAAATATTCCGATTATCAGTTGCCGGGCGGCGACAACTATCGCGAACTGCTGTTGACGATGCCGAATGGCGCACAAAACGCAACTGCGCGTTATGACGCGCTAACCCGCATTGCAGATCAGCGCAGTCTGACCGATGCTGAATCCAATGAAATGGTGGGGTTGGAACGCGCCTTAGTTCATCAAGGTGCAGGTCATGTGACAGGCGATATATTTCAGTCTTCCCACTGGGACGAGCCTAACGTGCTTGTCCATATGCGGATGAATGACAGAGTCATTCCCGACGTCGGTAAGTCCCTTCACCTGGAAGAAGTGCAGAGCGACTGGCACCAAGCGGGAAGGAAGCAAGGATATCGGCGTACAACGCCGCCCACTCAGCAAGAAATAGAAGCTAAAGCTTCTGATTTCTGGAATAATCATAAACAAGCGGATGAACCAACCTTTGACCAACTAGACAGGACACGTCGTGACGAATATGTTCGTGCTGCTCAGCAACAATTAATGCAGGAAGGTGTTCCCGACGCTCCGTTTAAGACCACTTGGGCCGATCTTGCTCTCAAGCGCGCCATTACCAAGGCGGCGCGTGAAGGCTACGACGCGATAAGCTGGACGCCGGGCGAGCAGCAGGCGGAGCGATATGATCTGAGCAAAAAACTCAGCAAAGTGTCACTGGGCGCTAGCAACAATCCGCGCCTTCCGTACAATATAATCGCATACGACAAAGGTGGTCATACTGTATTGACACATGATTTGGAGTCGCTTGATAAGTTAGAAGGAGTGATCGGCAAAGAACCAGCACAAAAATTAATCAACAAAGCCGGGCCAGACTTTAAATTCGGCGACCGCAACGTTGAATTGGACACGCCCGATCTCAAGGTCGGCGGCGAAGGCATGAAGAAATTCTACGACAAGATGCTGGTCGACAAGGCCAACGCGATAGGAAAGAAGTTTGGAGCTAAGGTGGAATATAAGAGCCTGCCGCCCGAATCCGCCAATTTTCATTTGCGCACGCATGACGATCCCGATTTGGCGCCGCACGTCGCCAATTTGATGCGTTCCAACGATTATAAGTTCATGGTTGAGCACCCGGAAGGAATTCGCTATTTCAAGGACCTGGACGCAGCCAAGCGGTTCATGGATGTTGATGCTGAGGGTGTGCGCGTTCCTGTCCTTCGCCTCACGCCCAAGATGAAGGACGTGGCGCAGCGCAAAGGCTTCCCGCTATTCATGCACGGCTCGCCATTCATGTTCACGCCGGTTAACGGCAATCCGTTTCAAGATCAGGAGAAGCGCTGATGCCGCTCATTAAATCAAAATCCAAGAAAGCCTTGCGACAGAACATTCGCACCGAGATCGAGGCTGGTAAGCCTCCCAAGCAGGCGGCGGCCATTGGCTATGCCGTTCAGCGTCGCGCCGGGCGCAAGACCAAATCCAAGCGGCGCTAAGGACCACCACAGGAGAATGCAACCATGGCGAAGCATACGAAGCCCCACACCAAGCATACTCGGACTCATCACCATCACGAAGAGGGTCACAAGCACGGCAAAGGCCATCACCACCCCGATGTGTCGTCACATCATCGGAACCATCACGAAGAGCATCATGGCCCGCACATGCATTCGGCGCACACCGAGCCGCATCACCATGAGGGCGGCATGTCGATGCGTGGCCCGAATATCGGGCCGCGGCAGGGTTCGAATTACCCGCACATCGGACCCGAGCCGAAGCACAATAAATAGCTTCGGAAATTGACACCGGCCCCGTCGTGATATAAATTGCGGCGGGGCGCCACAATCCCCCATGGAGGGCGTCGAAATGGCACAGCCGGCAGGAAAGTTGCATCGTCACGGCACCCGGAAGACCGGGTCGTTTCGCGGCAAGTCGAACAAGCTGGGCCACGGCGGCCGGGCGGCGCAACTCAAGGCTGAAGGTGTGCCGGGCGGCGTGATCGGCGAAATCGCCCGCAAGAAGCACGCGGCGCCCGGACAGAAAAATTTTCACGGCAAGCGTGGTAAGCGTTGATGATACCTAAAACTAAAAATAAACGGCTATTGCGACAAGTTTTGTCGCTCGTATACTTAGCCGGATTTTTTGACGGTGAAGGTAACATTACGATTGCTCGGTTAGGAAAATATAAGCGCAGCACTCTCCGCGTATCAGTCGTTAATACTGATATGACAGTGTTAAGGCTAATCCACGGGGTTTATGGCGGTTGCTTTTATTTAAACGACCGATGTAATCGCCCAGCCCAATGCAAGGTAGCTGGTCGTTTAACATGGAATGGAGAAGCTGCATACAATTTGTTGTGCGAAATGTACCCGTATTTAATTGTTAAAGCAGAACGGGCTAAATTAGCCATCGAATTTTGGGAGACTCACGTTACTCTTCCAAAGTCTCTGCGGTGTAAATTAGTTAATGGTAATTATTTTCGCACCACAGAGACTTTAAAGAAAGACGCTTGGTATAAAAGCCAAATGAACAAACTTAATAAGAAAGGGCGGCTTAATGTCGATAGAACCGCTCATTAAATCAATGGCCGTGGAATTAGCCGGTCAATTTTACGAGCGCAATCGTAGCGAGCGCTTTCGCGCTGCTTTTCCTACTTGGAAGCATTATAAAAGTGGCTGGCGAATCGTAGGAGAGAACCAGGCTAAAAAAATTCCGCCAGGGTGGGTTCACTTTGTGGTATTGGCGCGGCGCCTGCTGGTCGAAATGCTAAAGGCGCCGGAAGCGCGCGTCTCGACTTACATGAAAGATCAGATCGCCGAAGCGCTGATCCGCGACCGCGGCGCTTCGGAAAAATTCGGCAAACGCGTCCATCAAAAGATGGAGAAAGACGACTATGGCGAAAAATCGGTTGCAGCGGTTAATTAGCCCCAGCGCCACCGCCGTCCCGACGACGGCGCCCGGCTCGCGCAGTCAGATGGACGCACGCGAGCGTCGCTATCGTGCCGAAGATGCGCTGCGCACTTTGACGCGCGCCGCCGAGATTCAATGCGACCGGACCTTGATGCGGGACGTCAAGGTAGTCGCTAAGGAACAAATGAAGACTTTGCAGAAAGTCGCGAAACCGTCCGGGCGGTAAACCCGTGCATGAAGGAGTGACGACATGTTGAAGCAATTCCTATGGCAAACGTTGCCGTTTTACGCGGGCGAGAATGACGGCGGCGCTGCGGCTGACCCGCCGGCCGACAATGGCGGCGCGGCGACCGATCCCGCAGCCGGCGATGGTGGCGCTGCAGCGGCGGCCGATCCCGCTGCCGGCGACGGTGGTGCAGCGGCCCCGGCCGGCGCCGGGCCTGACTGGCGCGACAAGGAAATCCGCCGCAAGCACGCCCAGCTACAGGAAGAGCGACGCCAACGCGCCGAACTGGAAGGGTCGCTCGCCGCCGCCAACGCCATGTTGCAGCGGCTCAGTGGCGATCAGCCGGCTGGCGACGGCGGCGCAGCGGCCCCCGATCCGGCGGCTGCGCCCGCGGCTCGCCCCGCCCCGCGCCAAGCCCCCCCAGTTACAGACCCCGACGCAGTCCGTGCTGAAGCGGCCAAGATAGTAGCGCAGCAAAATTTTGAGCGCAGTTCCAACGATACCGATGCCGCCGGCCGCGAGCGCTACGGCGCCGAATGGCAGAAGGCCACCGACACATTGGCGACGCTGGGCGGCTTCGACATCGACACCATGAACAACATCTTGGCGGCCGATGACCCGGCGCAAGTGTTGCACAAGCTGGGCACCAACCCGGAAGAATACCAGCGCATCATGGACTTGCCGGCAGCCAAGCGCTTCGCTGAAATCGTCAAGATGGGCATACCTACCAAGAAGTCGAGCCCGAAGCCGTCCGACGCACCGGCCCCGACTGAGGGTGTGCGTGGCGCCAACCGCGGCGATCCGACCGCGCTGAACGACGAACTTGACGACGATACGTGGTACGCACGGCGTGCCGCGCAAAAGAAGGCCCGTTTCGAGGCGCGGCAAGCGGGCCGCGCCGGCTAGAGTACCGAACAGCCCGTCCTGCCGGGTAATGCAGTGCGATTCCGTCCGGGCGGAACTTGACTATCCCGTGCTGGTCCATTTAATTCAGAGGCGGTCTATGGACGCTGCCATCGAATTGAAACGGTCAGCACGGAGACATTTCCATGGCCAACAACCTTCTGACGATCAGCATGATTACCCGCGAGGCGATCGAACTGTTCGTCAACTCGAACATGTACATTCGGAACATCGACAAGCAGTACGACCCGGAATTCGGTAAGACCAATGCCAAGATCGGCTCGACCTTGCGCATCCGTCTGCCGAACGACTACATCGTCCGTCACGGCCCGGCAGTCAATCTGCAGGACACTTCCGAACAGCAGACCGTCCTCACCATGGCGACACAGGACGGCGTCGACGTCAACTTCACGACCGCCGACCTGCTGCTGTCGTTGGACGATTTTTCGGAGCGCATCTTGCTGCCGATGATGAACAATCTGGCCGGCGACGTGGCGTCGACCATCATGGGCAACACTGTCGAGGCGATCTGCAACGTCTCGGCAAGTCTCGACGGCAACGGCAACGTTCAGACCCCGGATTCCGGGACTTATCTGGACGCGCAAGCGACGCTCGCCTTGAACTCGGCGCCGATGGTCAATCACAAGATCATCAACGACCCGCGTCAAGAGGCGCGCGTCGTGCAATCGCTGTCCGGGCTGCTCAACCCGTCCACGGCGATCAGCGACCAATATTACGAGGGCACGATGTACAAGGCCCTCGGCGCGACCTGGTTCTCGGACCAGACCGTAATCAAGCACACCTGCGGCACGGCCACGACCGCGACCGTCAACGGCGCCGGGCAGACCGGACCGAACATCGCGATCAACGCGCTGGTCGGCACGTTCAACGTCGGCGACATCGTGACGATTGCCGGCGTCGACGCCGTGAACCGCGTTACCAAGCTGGACACTGGCGAACTTCGTCAATTCGTCGTCACGGTGGCGGCGGCCAATGGCGCGGTGCAGTTGAGCGTGTACCCGTCGCTGATCCCGGCCGACAATCTCGGCAACCCGGTCCAATATCAGACCGTGACCGCGTCGCCGGCCAACAACGCAGTGATCACGCCATATTTCGTGGCGTCGTCGGTCTATCGCAAGTCGTTCCGCTACGCGCCGCAAATGGTGACGATGGCGACCGGCGACCTGCCATTGCCGGCGAACAAGGTCACGGCACGTCACAAGTACGACAACGTGTCGATGCGTTCGGTGACCGATTATCTGATCGGCACCGACCAGGAAGTGACCCGGCTCGATGTTCTGTTCGGCGCGCTGGTGGTGCGCGGCGAGTGGGGCTGCATCGTTCCGGACAAGATTTAAAGTTGCGTTGGGGGCGGGCAATAACGCCCGCCCCATTCTTCTAGTCCCGTCCGGGCGGTAACAATACCCGTGCAGGAGGCAGTACAATGACTGGCTTAATCGGTTATCGTGATCAGGTGGCGCCGCCCCCGCAAAAGGGCCGCGGGCCGCTGCGTGACATTCGGAAGTTCATCGCTCAGTCGCAGACCAAGCAGATGGACCCCAACGAATTCCCGGCTTACGAATACCGGCGCTATCCGCTGATGCCGCACACCAAGGAAGGCAAACCGTTCTTCGATTCGGTCGGTCGCGCCATCGTTCTGCGCGGGCCGGACGACGAAGACGCGTTTTACGCCGAACACCCGGAACTTGAGCGCATCCGCGATCCGGAGGACATGCGTGACGAATTGCAGCGGCTGCGCGACGAGAACGCGCGGCTCAAGGCCAAGGCCGATATCGCCGACGACCCCAAGGGCAACCCCAAGAGCAACGAACCAGCCAAAAACGACGATCCGCCGGCCAAGAATGCGGCGGCCCCCGACACCAAGCCGGCAAAGGGCGGCGTCGCCGGGCTGGCGCGCAGCGAACCACCGAAGCCGAAGCCTGGCTCTAAGCTCGACTGAGATATTGACGCATGACGACGGCCCGCGACATCATCACCTTCGCTCTCAAGAAGAGCGGCGTGCTGGGCGTGGGCCGTCCGGCGTCGGCCGATGATATCAGCGACGGGCTGGCCGACTTCAACGATATGCTGGCGCTCTGGAACCGCGAGCGCTGGATGGTGTGGGATCAGGTCACCATTGAGAAAGTAGCAACCGGCGCGCTGACTTACACCGCCGGCCCCGGTGGTGATTACAACATAACGCCGCGCCCGAACCGCATTAAGGCGGCCTACATCAAGATTTTGACCTACCCACCCAATCTTCAGGTCCGGCAACCGGTCACGGTGGTGTCGTCGCAAGAAGAATGGGATCGCATCGCGCTGCCGTCGCTCATTTCGTTCACTCAGTACGTGTTCTTGCAAACCGCATATCCGCTGGCCATCGTCAATGCTTACCCGGTGCCGCAGGCCAACCTTTACGCACTCGGACTGTCGTTTGCCGACGTGCTACCGGTAGTGACGCTCAACACCGACATGAGCACCGTTCCGGCCGAATATCTGCCGGGCATGAAATTTAATCTGGCGCGCTGGTACAGACAGGCATACGGCAAGGGCATGAAGCCCGACACCGAATTGAACCGGCTTGCGACTTACTCGCTCAACGTGATCAAGAACGCCAATTTGCAGATTCCCGAACTGGTTATTCCAAAGGAACTGACTTCCAACTCGCCGGGGTATAACATCTTGAGCGATCAATTCTAACAGGAGGACTTGACATGGACGCACCGCAACGCTACCCCCTGATGCCGCGCAACGAGGCTGGTCACCCTTACCGCGACACAGCCGGCAACATCATCGTCGTGCGCGACAAGCACGAGGAAGACGACTTTTACGCCACGCACGATGACGCCGTGAAAGTGCCGGAATACGTGCCGGAACCCACGCCGGAAGAACAGATCGAGGCGCTCAAAGCGCAGATGGCGGAGCGCGACCAGGAGATCGAGGCGCTCAAAGCGCAGATGGCGGGAATGACGCAATCGCCGGCACCGCCGCCCCCGCAGCAGCATTAGTTCGCGTAAAGGCGTCTTCACCCTTCGACTAACCTTAGAACCAGGAGCAAAGCTATGGCGACGACGCAGAATTCAGGTAACGCCCCCAAGGGCATCGGCTTCGGCCTGATTGATGGGAAATGGCTCCGCGGCCTGGCCGGCGGCATCAATTTCACCTATCAAAACGGTTTCACTGCACATGCGGGCGGCACCAAGGCGGCGGCGCTGCAGCTTCCGTCTAACGTGCATCTATTAGAAGTGGACACGGTCGCGGCTGACGCCGATAGCTGCTTGTTGCCGAAAGCGATCGCCGGTACGGCGTTGATGGTGTACAATGCCGGTGCACATACGCTTGATCTTTATGGTCAGGGCACTGACACCATCAACACCGCGGCGACGGCCAATGCTTACGCTTTGACAACCACGCAAGCGGCGCTATTTTTTTGCAGTAAAAACGGCTCATGGGCGGCCATTAAGACGGCGTAACAAATGCTGCTACCGTTACTCAGCGGTGCTTATAGTTCACGCAGCGTCATTGCGAACGCGCAACGCTGCGTGAACTTGTACCCTGAGGACAACCCCCACAGCCCAGTGCCGGGCACCAAGACGCTGGGTCAGACGCAGCCGCCGGTTCCGGTCACGCACTACCCGCGGCCGGGAAAGAAATTGCTTGCCATACCGCCGGTACAAGGCATAGGCCGCGGTCTGTATCGCGCCACTAACGGCAATCTGTACGCCGTCGTCGGTACGACGCTCTATTACGTCGATATCAATTTGGTGTTCCACGCACTGGGCAACGTCACCGCCGGCCAGACCACGCCGATCAGCTTTGCCGACAACGGCATGGACGTAGGCAACGACATCGTCGTGGTCGACAACACGACGAACGGTTGGACCATCAACATGACGACCAACAACATGGCGGCGTTGGTCGATGGCACTGGAACATTCGTCGGAGCGACGCGCGTCGAATATGACGGCGGCTTTTTCGTGTTCAACGCGCCGGGAACCCCGTATTTTTATTCTTCGCTGCTCAATTCAGTGTCGTTTAACGCACTCGACATCGCCTCGAAATCAGGCTACGCCGACAACGTGGCGACGTTGGCGATGCGGCAGCGCGAAATCTGGCTGATCGGCCAGTTGACGACCGAACCCTGGTATCTGGCCGGCGGCGCGGTGTTTCCGTTTGCCCCGGTCGCGTCGACCTTCATTCCGTACGGCTGCGTCGCGCCCTATTCGCTGGCGTCGCTCGACGTGAGCCTGTGTTGGCTGTCGCAGGATTTGAAGGGGCAGGGCATCGCGGTGATGTCGAGCGGTTACGCGGTCGAACGCATTTCGACGCACGCGCTCGAACAGGAATGGCAGAGCTACGCGACGCTTGCTGACGCCATCGCCGGCACTTATCAGTTGGATGGTCATACGTTCTATGTGCTGCATTTCCCGACCGCCAACAAGTCGTGGGCATTCGATCTGGCGACGCGCCAATGGCACCAGCAAGCGTGGCTGGATAATGACGGCAATCTGAACCGCGACCGCGCCACGTTCTACGCCAATGCCTACGGCATGGTAATAGCGCAGGACTGGCAGACCGGGGCGCTGTATCAGCTTGACATGGATACTTTTACCGACAATGGCCAGCCGATCTTGTGCGTCCGCGGCTTCCCGCACGTGCTTGACGAAATGAACCGGATCACGCACTGGCGCATGGTGGTGGACATTCAGTGCGGTGAAGTGGCGCAAGAAAGCTACGACCCGCAACTATTCATGCGCTACAGCGACGACCGCGGCCGGACCTTCAGCGACCCGCTGTCCACCACTATGGGCCAAACCGGTCAGTTCGATGAAAGTCCACAGTTCACGCGGCTGGGCATGTGCCGCGACCGCGTCTATGAACTATCGTGGGCCGAAAACTTGAAGACCGCGCTGAACGGCGTGTACGTCGACGACAGCGAGGAAAGCGAAACATGAACGGTTACGCTTTCAAGAACAAGGACGGCAACTGGTGCCTGTCGATACTTGGCCCATCGGCCAGATGGAAGGGCGGTGTGCGTCCGGCCAACGTGTATGACACGCAGCAGGCGCTCATTGCCGAAGCTGCGCGACGCAACCTTACCATAGTGTGGGAAGATGCCCCAACTTGATCAATCACAGTTATCGATGCCGACGCCGGAACAGCCGCTGATCCAGGCCGACGGCCTGCCGACATGGGTGTGGTGGCGGTTTTGGCAGGGGTTATTCACGCGCTCGGCGGCCACCATTCCGTATTTGGTGGCGTTGGGCCTGACTGCGACCGGCACGACGCAGGGAACTGCGTTGCAGCTTGAAGCTGAATGGAACGAAGTGACGACGGTTGCTGCCAATACCGGCGTCGCGTTGTTTGCGTTCGGCACCGGCTTCGACAGCAGAGTGTGGAATGCGGGTGCAAATTCGCTCAAAGTTTACCCGCCGATAGGTTGTTCAATCGACGGGGGCGCCGCCAACGCGCCATATGCGTTGGCAGCTGGTAAGGCACAGGTGTTCAGTCAGTTGTCCGCGACTGAGTGGCGGTCGCTTCAGTTGGGGTAAGTCATGAGACACTTTCAGAAGATTTCGGAAAATAATGCCATGGTGACGCCGATGTTGAACATATTGCAACGTCACCCTGAATGGTGGAACGCCGACCGGACGCGCACCGGATTCGACGGTTCGCCGCATGCGCAGTCGGACGACATCCTGCTGCGGTCGTGCGTCACTATCGGGCGGTCGCTGATGGAAATGCACGGCGATCTTGAAGCCAGCGACCGCGAAGTGCTGCACCTGATGCCCGACGTCAAACGCACGGCGCTCGACCTGATGCGGCTGGTTGGGGGCAGCAGGCTGGGACGCGTCGTGGCGACGCGGCTGGCGTCCGGCGATAAGATTACGCCGCACGCCGACGAAGGCCCTTATGCTGAATACTACAATCGCTTTCACGTCGTGCTGCAGGGCCTGCCCGGTTCGGTATTCGAGTGCGGCGACGAGGCGGTGCAGATGCTGACAGGCGAAATCTGGTGGTTTAATCACCGCCTTCAGCATTCCGTATCCAACAACAGCAAGGATGATCGCGTTCATCTGATCGTAGATATACATGTCGATGATTACGGCACAGATTGAGTCGTTCGAGCGAGCACTGCCGGAATTGACGCCGCTGTTCGAGCAGCATTGGCGCGATCTTGCCTTGATGCAAAACCGAGTGCCGCTCGCGCCTCAATATGGCGAGTATATACGGCGTGAGCGCGAAGGCAGCATGACGCTGGCGACGGTGCGTAAGGACGGCGGCATCGTCGCGTACTACACGGTCCAGATCGCGCCGGGGCTACACTACAGCCAGACGCTCACCGCGCATATGGACATGATGTACATCGTCGAAAATATGAAGGGCCGGGGCCTGGCGTTTCCGCTGTTGCGTTGCGTCGAGCGCGAATTGAAGCGTCGCCACGTTAAGGTGTGGTATTCAGGATGGAAGGCCGGTAAATCGCAAGGCATGGAATATCTGCACGATCTGTGGGGTTTTGAGCCGGCAGACATTCACGCCGTAAAGTGGATTGGAGACTGAGATGGTCGCAGCAGCAGTGATCGGCGGAGTGGGTGCCCTGGGCGCGGCCGGCATCGGCGCTTATGCATCTGGCAAGGCATCGTCACAGCAGGTCGCGGCTGAAAACAATGCCATTGCCGAACAACGCCAGATGTTCGACATCACGCAGCAAAATCTGCAGCCGTTCATCCAGGGCGGCGCCGGACAGATTCCTAATCTCAACACGCTGTTGTCGACATTGACCAATTACACCAGTCCGACCGGCGGCGCGATGACCGCCATCGGCAATCTCGCCGGCCTGAACGGTCCGCAGAATATGACGTCGACGCTACAGCAGACGCCCGGTTATCAATTTACGCAGCAAATGGGCCAGATGGCGGTCAACAATTCATTGGCCGCACAAGGTCTGGCCGGGCCGGGCGGCCCGCTGGCCACTGCCAGTGCTAATTATGCTACCGGGCTGGCCAGCAACACCTGGCAAAATGTACTGCAGGCAATGCTGAGCGCATACGGCGCCGGCACGACGGGGCTGGGCACGTCTGTCAACGCGGTGCAAAACCTGGTCAACACCGGGTCCAATGCGGCAAGCGGGTTGGCGTCCAACGCGACGCAGACCGGCGCCAACATCGCCGGCAACATCGTCGGCGCCGGTAATGCGGCAGCCGCGGGCACGACCGGCGTCGCCAGCGCGGCGCAGGGCGGCATCAACAGTCTGGCCGGTTATGGCGCACTGGCGCAATTGCTGGGCGGTGGCGGAGGCGGCGGTGGTGGCGGGGGCAATTTCTACAGCGGCGGCAGTGGCGGGGGCGCGGGCGGCAATCCGTTCAACGTTACTGGCTCGTATTACGCCAGAGGCGGGCGCCCGCCGGTCGGCAGGCCAATCGTCGTTGGCGAGCGTGGCCCGGAAGCCGTCAAATTCGATCATTCCGACCGCTACATGGTCGGACGCCACGGCCCCGAATTGATCATGCTGCGGCGCCCCGGCACCGTCATCCCCAATAACCGACTGCACGAACTGCTACATCAGGACCCCCGCCGCGGCCAGCAAGGCGTACGGCGATTGGTCAAGGAAGGCGCACATGCCAGACGGCATTGACACCAGCATCTACAACAAGCTGACGCAGCCGCCGGGCGCGTTTCAGCAAATCGGCGACATGGCGAAGGCGGCGGAGAGCGTCACACCGCTGCTCACCGGCCGCGCCATTCAGCAAAGCGCCAACCCGGACACTGGGCAGATCGACCCCAACAATGTGTTGCGCCTGCTCAGCCAAAACCCGGTCGGCGCCGCCGCGGCCCCGGCCACGCTCACCGCGCTGCAGCAATTACGGTCGGCCGGTTACGCCGCCGATCAGGCAGGGCTTGAGACGTTCCAAAAGCGAATGGCGACGACGTATCATCTGTTCGGGCAATTGGCGTCGAAGGACAACCCGACGATGGATGACGTGTATGATGTGGCGGCAACGGCACTTGACCCGGCTCTCAACGCCAAGAGCTATGGCATCACGTTGCCCGTGATCATGAATGCCGTGCAGCAATTCCGTGGCATGACGCCGCAGCAGATCAAGAAAAAGGCGTTGGCTATTCAGACGCAGGCGGCGACGACCAGCGAAATCCTGCAACAACACTCGCCGCGCTACCAGTGGGTCAACCAGGGCGGCCAGATGACGCTGGTGCCGACGGGCACCGAAGCCAACCCGGCCATGGGCACTGCCGTGCCGCTGGGCTTGCCGCCGACGACGCCCGTCGCCACGCCGCAGGGCACGCAATATCTCGGCGCACAACCGGCAGTGCCGGGCGGCGGCGCCGTGGGGCCGACCGGCCAGCCTGCCGTGCCAAGTGCCCCCGGTAGAGCCGCCCAGATTGCACCCGGCGCCGCACCCGGCGCTCCGTCCGGCCCCGCAGCCACGTTGCCGCCCGGCTATACTGAGGCCGCACAAGGTCTGGCACAGGCTAGCGCGGCCGGCGCCAACTCGCTGCTCGCCGCCAACGATACGTCTATGGGGCGCAAGGCGATCCTCGGCAACCTCGAAGACGAACTCGGCAAATTCACGTCCGGCCCCGGCGCCGAATGGACCAAGGTGGCGAAATCGTTCGTCAACCGCAATTTCCCGGTGCCGCCGTCGTGGCAGGCTGAAGGTGGCGTGCTCGACCTGAAGTCGGTCGCCAGTCAGGAAGAGTTCAACAAGCAGGCGTCGATGCTGGCGCAGTCGCAGTTTCAGGCTATCGGCGGCACCGGCACTGATGCCAAGTTCAATTCGGCGTTTACTACCAGCCCGAACGAATATCTGTCGTCGCTGGGCAACAAGCAGATCATCGCGCTGCTCAAGGGCAACGAAGACGCCATCCAGGTCAAAAATCGCGAATGGCAGAATTGGCTGAAGGCCGGCAACGGCCCGCAGACCTATTCCCAGTTCTCGGCCGATTTCAACTCGCACTTCGACCCGCGCACCTTCCAGTTTCAGTACGTTCCGCCGAAAGAGCGGCAGGCGTACATCGACAAGATGGACCCGAATGAGCGCAAGCGCTTCATGCACGATTTGACCTACGCTATGAAGCAAAACTGGGTGAACTTGCAATAATGGACCTATCGCCGCAAGATCGCGATCTGACCATCCGTACCGTGCTCGGCGAAGCCGGCGACCAGCCACTTGCCGGTCAGGCCGCGGTAGCGTCCGTCATATTCAATCGCGCGCAGTCGCCGCAATGGGGCGGCTCGCCGTCGAAAGTGGTGTTGGCGCCGGGGCAGTTCGAGCCGTGGCAGACCAGGGCGCGGCAACTATTGTCATACGCGCCAGATTCGCCCGAATATCAGGGCGTCGGGCAGGTCGTCGACAAGGTGGCGTCGGGCGAAATACCGGACCCGACCGGCGGGGCAACCTACTTTCTCAACCCGTCCATCGTCCGTGCCCGGCGCGGCGGCACGCTGCCTTCCTGGGCGTCCGGACGGTCCGTCACGATTGGACAGCATCAATTTTTCTTCGGCCCGGAGGACCAAAAAGTGGCTCAGAACGCACCGGAAAAATCCGGAGCGGCGGCGCCGGTAGTCACGGACGAGGACGCTGCTGCCACCGCGAAGGTCCTCGGGCTTAACGTCCCGGAATTGGCGGCGCCGCAATCGAAATCCGGCTACGTTCCGGTGTCGTCGGGCGGCGGCGTGACCGTGAGCGTGCCGGCGGCGGCTGCCGGGCAAAATTCGCCGGCCATCACCGATGACGACATCAACGCCACGGCCAAGACGCTGGGGTTGAAACTGGACAACGCTGCACCGGCCAATCAGCCGCCGGCAACGACGGGAACGCCAGCCGCGCCCTCGACGCCGTCGCCGTCGCCGCTTGGACCGATGGGGTATGAAGGTCAAATTCTTGAAGGCATGCCGGTCGTCGCGCCGCTGGCGCAAAAGGCGATAGCGGCCAGCAATGCGGCCATCGAACCCGCGGTCAACGTCGCGAGGGGCTGGATGGGAAAGGCGCCTCTTCCTGTCGCACCGACATTCGGTGAGCGCTACGCTGCAAACTTAGCCGGCGCCCAGGGCGAAAGCAAGCAATTTGCTGCCGACAACCCGGTCGGCTCGACCATCGCCAACCTGACCGGCGGAGCCATGATATTGGGGCCGGTCGCCGATACGTCGCTCGGCGGCCTGCTCCTGGGCACGCGAGGGCCGTCCGCGGCTTCCCGCGTGCTGGGCGGTGCAGGCGGCGGGGCGACGCTAAGCGCCCTCGACGCGCTTCTTCGGGGCGAGAATCCCGGCTCTGCTGCCGAACTGGGCGCAGTCGGGGGCGCCGCGGGTCCCATCGTGGGGGAAGGCGCCCGCGGCGCTATTAATGCAGTTGGGCGCTATGTGTTGCCAAAGACCGCGGCACTGCGCAATCTTACCGGCAACGCCGTCGACCGTCTGATCGCGGCGATGGAAGGCGAGACGCCGCAATCGATGACTGAGAACGCCGCCCGCATGGGGCCGTCCGGCTTCGTCGGCGACATCAACCCGGCGTTTACCGACATCGCGGGCGGCATCGCCGACACGCCCGGCCCCGGCAAGCAGGTGGTGCGCGAGGCGTATCAGGCGCGAGCGCGTGACCAGCGCAACCGGGTCGATCAAGCGATCACCGACGCCTACGGCATTCCGGCCGGCGTCAATGTCAATCAGTTCAAGAATTTCCTGACCGAGACGCGCGCCGCAGCGGCCGATCCGCTGTACGAACAATACCGGTCGATGCCGGTGCACCCGACCGACGAACTGAAAGACCTGATACCGCGGCTCGACGCGGCCGGCGCGTTCAACATGGCGGAGGAACTGAGCGGCATCAGCGGGCGTCCGATCAACAAGAATTATTTCACGTCCGGCGACCAGGAGTCGTTCCCGACCGCCGAAGGCTGGGATTACGTCAAGCGCGGCCTTGACCGGCGCATCGATCAGGCGTACACCGGCGGCGACAAGACGCTGGGACGCGAGCTTACCAATCTGAAGCAAGAACTGATCGATGAAATCGAGAAGACCGATGCCGGCAAAGTGTGGAAGCAGGCGCGCACCGAATTCGCCGACCGCTCCGCGATCCTCGACCAGATCGATGCCGGCCGCGACGACTTCATCGGCGGGCGATCCGGGCTGAGCGCCGATGAACTGGCCGACGAACTGTCGACGTTGCGCGGCCCCGAATTGTCGGCCCGCATGGTTGGGCAGCGCGCGGCAATCGAGCAGGCGATGGGCGACACGCTGCGTGGCGACACCACGTTGCGCAACAAGCTGTTGGCGCCGAACAACATCAAGAAGCTAGAATTGACGCTGGGTAAAAACAAGGCACAATCGCTGATTCAAGCACTCGAACAGGAAAAATACTTGGGTGACCAGTATCAGAACGTGGTCGGCGGGTCACAGACGACACCGAAAAAAGAACGCGTCAACGCGCTGGCGGCGCCGGCAATGCAGCCATGGGACTTGGACGTTACCAAGCCGATGACCTACCTGCCGCCCAGCATGCGTGAGCAGTTTACGGTGCACGGGCTGGTCAACGCTTGGCGCGGTCAGAACGCGGCGCGGGCGGCCGAAGAACTCGCTCCGCTCGTAACCTTGCCTGCCGCCGATCCGCGGCACGGCGCGCTTCTTCGTGCGTTAGTAAATGAGGGCCAGCGCCGGGCGCCATGGGCGGCAGCGGCGAACCGGGCGGCGCCAGGGGTGGCAGGTTTAGTTGCTGGGCCGGGCACGACGACGGCGCGTCGCCGCCTTGCAGTTCAGCAGCCCTCGCCATAGCTTCGTCCCAGTCACGCCGCAACTGACGCTGCACGTTGCGGTATAAAATGATGCTTCGCCATAGTGGGCGGCCGAACAGGTCACACAGGCCAAGATAAACGCCCTCGACGACGGACGCGGTGATCAGCAGCCAGAACCAGTATGACATCACGCGATTTTTCCTTCTTTAACTGCGCTGTGAATTTCCAACCATAGCGCAGCGTACGAAGTGCGCGGAATATAAATTGGCCAGAAGCGGTCTGCCCGTTCAGCCGCCCACTTACGTTCACTGCCGTCCGTCGTAGTGGCGCGTATCAAATACACGTTAAAAGCAGCATTCCAGGCCGCTTCGCGCAATTTGGTGGGCACCCATATGTCTAAATGGGTCATTGCGTGCGGCGAAACCGGTGCGGTAGTTGTCACCACTGCACCGTGCCGGTTACCGTGGCCAGCGCCCCGGCCAGCACGACCAGGAACGCGACGACCACGACCAGTTCAGTCGCGGAGCGTAAAAGAAAAAGAACCCAGCGCATCATTTCCTCCTATGCGTCGGCCGGCACGTCAATGAAGTGCAGTTCCCGCTGCGTCCGCGTGTAAGCAACGTACATCAAGTTAAATTCCTGGTCCTGCTCCCATTGTTGCCGCGCCCACGGCCCTGGCATCCAGGCGTTGGCGCCGAGAATGAACACACGCGGCCACTCGCGGCCCTTCGACTTGTGCACCGTCGACAACGTCACGGTCGGCTTCTTGCGATTGTCGTCGTCCTCGAACAGCGACATGATCTGCGTCTTGACCTGATCGATGGTCTGGAATTTGTCGGCAATGACGTGGATGCAGGCGATGCGGTCCATTAATGACTCGGCCTGCCCGTTGCGGCCCTTGGATTTCAGCTTCTCGCATTGCTGCTCGCCATAGGCGTCGAGCCGCGTCAACATCGCGTCGAGCGACGCTGCGTTGCTGAACTTGTTGATCAGCTTGATCAGCCCGGTGCCGATGTCGCGGCCCTCGACGTGACACGGTACGCCGGCTTTGATCAGCATGAACGCGGTGTCGATCAGCGGCTTGGTCTTGCGGCACAGAATGGCGTCGCTGTGGTGCAGGCCATACCAACCTTCAGTTCCTACGGGCGTCATGCCGACGGGCGCCGTCGCACGCTGCACAAATTCGTCCCAATACAGCCGGTGCACTTCGCCGTCCGGCGCCGTCTCGTGCGCCTGAATGTGTGACACCAGTTCCTGCGCCTTGGTGACGACGGCCTTCGGGCAGCGGTAGGTGACAGTCAGCGGCAGCGACGTGCACTTGAAGTCCCGGATGATCTGGTCGACGGCATCGTTGTCGGCGCCGGTAAAACCGTAGATCGCCTGGTGGCGGTCGCCGACGAACACCGCGCGGCCGGTGCGCTGGTTCAACATCTTGCGCACGAATGCACGCCGCGCCGGGTTGGTGTCCTGGGCCTCGTCGACGAACACCATGTCGTTCTGCCACATGCGAATGCCGCTGATGACCGGCATCCAGATCATGTCGTCGAAGTCGATAATTTCAGGCGCGTGCTTGGCGTGTAGCCGCAGCCCCTTGATCGCCAGATCGACGCCTTGCTGCGCGAGGCTCTCGTCTTCAAGGTCGTACAGCATGTCGAAATGCTCGATGATGTCCCAGTATAGCTTCTGGTCGTCGATGGCGCCGAACAGCCCGATGGCGCGTTGCTTGGCGAGCGACATCAGGTTGAGCACGAACGATTCGAGCGGCTTGCCGATGGCCAGCGCCTTGACGGTGCGTTCGGCCTTCTCATTGGCGGCGTCCGGCCCGCATTTCACCTGCGGATAAGCGCGGCGCCAAGTGCGCAGCCCGAACGAATGGAACGTACCGGCCTGCACGCGGTTGCCGAGATTGAGCGGCGCGATGCGCGCCTTGATCTCGTCGGCGATCTTCTTGTTGTAAGCGACGAAGGCCACCGAACCTTTGGTGACGCCAAGCGCGTCGACCAGCGTAGTAGTCTTGCCGGCGCCGGCCACGGCCTCGACGAAGGCAGAGCCGGCGCCGCTGGCGACGAAGTCGATGACGGCCTGCTGCTGGGGGGAAGGGGTGCGTTTTCCGGTGGTCATATCGGCTGCTCCTATCTGAGGCCCACATTTAACCACGCGTCATATCATCTGTCAAGGGATATCTCTGCGCGGCCTGGTTCATCAGCCACTGAAATTCCGTCCCGGTCCGTGGCACTAGATTCAATACTTCCCGGACTTCGGGCGGCAGGCTGTCGAACCAGCGCCAAAACACAAAGTCGGAGCAGCCCTTCGGCATGCCCGGCGCCGGGCGCGGGTTGTAGTAACCGTCATTGAGGTGATACTCGTCAATCGGCGGGTCGGGCGCCTTGGTCTTCAACCAGTCGTAGCGGCGCGGACGACGCGACATCAAGACGACAATTGCCGCGGCTTGTCCGGCGGCTCGAATTCAAGGCCGTTCAACGCATTGCGAAGCGCAATAAGCACTGGCACGCTCATCGCAATGCGGGCGCGCACAATACGGTCCGGGTTGTCCTTGCCTTGAAATAGCACGTCCGGCGCCGTGCGTTCGTGCGTGAAAGTGATAGTCGCAACGCCGGTTCTGGCGACAGAAATGTTGAAAGCGCCGTCGCACAGCAACTCAGGCACGTCGTCAGGGTCGACGATATTCATGGCGTGTCCTTCCCAAATCAATGTCGTCCTGCGTAGCTGGGCGAAATTCGTCTTTTGCCACTTCGTAGATTTTAAGCTGCTCGGCCATGCTTTTGCTCCCTTATCAATCGCACCAGTTCGTCCATTCCGTCGGCCTGGGTCTTCTTACGCGTCAAGATGTCGACGTTTAACTGGTCGATTGGCGACGCGATGGGATCGTAAATGTAGCACGTCTCGTCCTGCTCGCCACGATGATTGCGGTCGTTCATCTGCAGCCGGTGCATCAGGCTCAGGTCCGTCTCGTAATAATAGGTGCGCGAGCAGCGGTCGTTGCCCGGCTTGCCGACGAGCGTGTGACCGCGGCTGGTCTGGTCAATCTGTCCGATGAGCACCCGGCACGACGAATCGTTGTTGAACTTTGCCTTCTGTACCACGATGTCCTCGGCCGTCATGCCGCCCGTGATCCAGGCCGGGGCATATCCGGCTTCTTGAAATTGTTCGATCAGCATGCGGCCGGACGGGTCGAAGTAATAGACGACGATCATCTTGCCGTTGCCCGTCTCCATCAGGTCGAACGCGGCGCGCAGTTTCGGATTGTTCTTCGGCAATTCCAGCCAGTGCACCTTACCCTTGTCCATCAGCATGCAGGATGAGATTTGTTGCAGTTTAAGGCGCTGGGTCAACACCAGTTCAGCGCTGACTTCTTCGTCGTCGCCGACCAGCGCATAAAACTCTTCCATCATCGTATGATAGTGCTTGCGCTGGCTGTCGGTCATTTCAAGATGAATGGGCTGGTCGATCTGCGGCGGCAGGTCCTTGCGCCAGTCGCGTTTCAGCGCTCGGAACGAGCAGCGGTCGAGGATGCGGCCCAATTCGTCTTCGTTGCGAATGCCTTTGACCTGTTTACCCTTGAAGCCCCCCATCTGGCAAAACCGGTTGCGGAAGGCGTAAGGATTCATGCCGTTGCATTCGCCCAGCAGGCGCAGTTGTGCAAAGTAGTCGAGCGCGTCCTGCACTATTGGCGTGCCGTTGAGCACCCGCGTGTATACGGCTTCCTTGGACAGGGCGCCGACAACGTACCGCGCCAACACTGAATTTGCATCCTTGATACCGGTGCCCTCGTCGAACACCAGCATGCAGCGTCGCTTTTCAAATAATTCCAGCAGTTCGTCGCGAGCGCGCTTCGACCCGCGCAGCGTCTCGTGCGCGATGGAGTACAGGCCGCAGTCCCAGTCGAAGGGCAAGTCGTCGCGCCCCCACATGCCGGTGCGCAAGAAACCGGCGCCCCACTCGGCCGGCGCCAGCGGCCAGTCGGCCATGAAGCTGGACGGCGCCAGCACGACGCACAGGTCCACGTCCTCGAAGTCAATGAATTCGTTGAGCGTGTCGGCGGTCTTGCCCAGCCCCTGCTGCGAAAAATTGCCGTAGCGCTGGCGTCCGGCCGCAGCGTCGAGATAGGCATGCTGCACGGCCCAAGGCTTCGTGCCGTGTACGGCGTGGTTCAGGTGCCAGCGCATTAAACGCCGTTCCCTCCCGTGTCGCCGTGTTCCCGGATCACCGGCAGCATTACGCACTGCCACAATGCTTCCAGTTCCTGCTTGACCTTCGGCAGTTCCATGAACGCCGCGTGCAGACGGTTTTGCGCGTCCGGAATGCGCGGCGCAATGACGCCGTTGCCCATGCGCTGCTCGCCGATCAGAAACAGCAGCGCGTCAAGGCGATCGGCCACGGCGATGATTTTCCAGGCTTCGTCATATTGTTGCTCCGCCCCGACGTGGCCGAAGGAGGCGCCCCGGCCAGTCGTATTAGCCCATACCGACAGTTCGGCCTCGATGTCAGGCAGCCGCTCGCGCATCTTGCGCGCCACCAGCGCGTCATAGCGGTCGCGGTCCACGATTTCCGACTTGATCGGCGACACGATATCGCCCGTGATCGTCTCGTCCAGATCGTGGGTCAACGCCAAATATATCAACATAGCGTAATTTGAGCTGCGCCACTTGATCAGCCGGGCGATGGACCGCGCATATATCGCCACATAAAAACTGTGGTTGGCGATGGTATCGCGCGTCAGCGTCCACAACACCGACCAACGCGGCACGACCGACGCCGTGCGCAGTTCGGGCGGAAACATCTGGATCAGTTCACTTTGGTTGGGCATGGCGGTTCTTATCCTGGTCGAGCATGCCGAGACGGTCGTGCAGGATGAGGCAAAAATTGGCCAGATCGACCAGTTCCTTACGGGCCTCGGACACGTTGAGAAACTCGTCAGCGACCTTGAATTCCTCAAGTTCAATCAGCAACTGCCGAAACAGCGCCTCGACCGGCAAGTCGCGCCACGCGGTCTTGTGGTCATTTTTGCGAAGTTTGGCCTCCATAGCAACAGCAAAAGCAGCCACTGTCGGCCGGATGCGTTCAGGTGAAATTACTGAACCGTCAATACGTAAGCAACAATTGTCACATTTCATGCAATACACTTCAGTCGGCACGCCGTATTTATTTTCAAATTGTTGTCTGGCTGATGGTTCGCTCATTTTTCACCCTCTATCTCTATCGCCGCGTCGACCAGCGTCGCCAGCACCGACTGCGGCGCCGGGATCAACTTGCCCTTCAGGTCCCGCACCGAATACCCGTGTTGCAGCAACAACGACATGCAGACGCAGGCGTCGATGACCAGGCCCCGCACGTCGGCACCGTCCTTGAATGAACTGCAAAAAACTTCACGCACCTGTCCTCTGTCAAGTCCGAAGGTAGCGATGACGTGCAATTCGCCGCCGTCAGCCTTGATGTGTGTCAGTTTGGCCGTTATTGACAACCGGCGGTCGGACAGCGTGGTGCGGCTCACATTTCCTCCTGAACGTCGTCAGTCGTCGGCCCGTATTGGAACAACACCTTAGGCTCAAGCCTGAAATGCTCCGCCGTGTTGATAATGCTGATCGTGATTTCAGCCACGTTAACCGGGTAATCGCAGAACGTCAGATGTACCACGTCAGGGCGCGTCAGCATTATGGCTTCACGCGCCTGCCGACCCGAGAACGAGAACACGCGGCGCACGCGCTTGGTCACGGTGGTAATTTCCGGCGGCACGCCTAATTCGTTCCACGACAATTCCCGCTGGTCAGCATAGTAGCCGCCGGACGTGCCAAGCACAGTGGGTTTACTGCGTACCGCGCCAAATGGCGTGTCAATACTCAACGATTCGACAATGTTGCCGACTCTGATCGGCGTGGTACGCAGCACCAACATCGAGGCGCCGAACTGGCGCGGGTGAATGCCGGCATCGGCCAGCCCCTGCTGCAGCGTGCAATTGCGCGACGTGCAGTGCGGGTAAAATTGCCCGTCGACCGACAGCCCGATGCCTTGCGGCACTTCAACCAGGACCCGGTCAATGCTCAACATGCGCCACGGTATCGGGCGCACGAACTGGCGCAGGAACGGGTGGTCCTTGGCGATCACGCCGGATCGCAGCACCTTGCGCGCCAGCGCCTCGCCGACGCCCTTGCGGGTCGAAGCAATCTTGGTCTGCACTGAATGAGCCAAGCCCTCGGCGTCCTTGCAGTCCTGCGTGATCACCGCGGCATTGGCGTGAATTTGAACGTCGGTGGTGGTCAGGTCGTTGTCCTTAAGTTCCTGTTCCAACACGTCGGGGTCGATGATCGACCCGCCGTTCAAGTGGATCAGTCCAGGAAAATCGTGATCCCGCGCGATCAGTGCCGCGGTCGGCAAATGAAACACGACGCGCTTGCGTCCCCTGTGAACCGATGTGTGTCCGGCCTGGGCGCCGGCATTGGTGCTGTAAACATCGTAGGAGCGAAAACCTTCGGCTAACCGCCGCGCCAGATAGGCCGCCGCGGCGCCCTTGCCTTCCGAGCCCCATTGCCCGCCGACGATCACGTCGGCCTTGCCGCGCTGACAGAATTGATCGAGCCACATGATCTGATCTCCTATTTTAAAACGTGCTGACGATAAGATTCTCCGCATCGCTGGCACGTTTTCCAGCGATAAAGACACGGACTAGGCGGTACAGTTGGCGGTGTCCACCACTCTGACCATTTCCATTTATGACCAAACCAATAACAAAGCAGTTTCATTCTTGCGCCGCGTTCCTGCTGTTGCACACGTTTTCGCCCAGCTTAGCGTAGCCTTGGATGTCGCGCCAGTGTTCCGCCTCCCAGTTGCCGCCGCTACAGATGCGGGCGATCTTGAGCGCGATCTCTTCAAGCGCCAGTCGCTGCTCGGCTGACAGGTTCGACCAGTGCGGCTTGGCACTGCGCATCACGTCGCGAATCTGCAGCGCAATTTCAGCGTTGTCGCCGAAATCGCCGTGGGTCTTGCCGCGGTCGGACAGGATGGAGGCCAAAGACTGGCCGCCTTCGGCCAATAACCACGACGCTTTGGCGGTAATTTCTGGCTGCGACAACAGCGCCGCAGTTTCGGCATTACCGGCTACGATTTCGTCCGTGTGACGCACCATGCGCAACCCGCACCCTTTATTAGGGCCGCGGTTCTTGGGACATTGTATCAGGTCGCCACCGCCGCAATTCTTATAGTCAGCGTTGCACTCGTCGCAGCGATAGTCGACGGTTCCCAAGGTCATCGCTCTTCCCTCCATTTTTGGTGCCAGTCATATAGTGCGCTGAGCAGCGGGCCTTCGCGCTCGCCCTTGCGCCCCAGCAGGATGTGTGCGTCCGGACAGGTCGTGTACGCTTTGGCACCGACACCGTCCTCGTAGCTAGCGACGCGCCAGGTCATCACGTGCAGCCACAATTTCAGCCCCGACCCGGTGCCTTCTTGCATGAACGATGCCACACCGCACGGGATGCCGGCGGCGTCGGCTCGGCGCAAGAACTTGTCCTGCAGGTGCGTCACGTCGAGCGAGAACGTCGCATTGCCGGTGCGCGGACGGACCCGTTGCTTAACTTCAAGAAAACTAGCTGCGTCACCACGACCGCGCCAACCTTTAAATTGCCTGTAATTCGGCAATTTTATCAGCAGGTCCGCCACGCCGCCGACGAACGCGTTGTCCATCTTCATGGCGAAGCCGCCGGCCTCGTTGACCACGTCGCAGACGATGGCTTGAATGGCGGTTTCCTTCATTTTCCTACCCGTAACAGCAGCTCTATTGTACCATCGGGGGCTTTTCCGGCGTGATGGCGCACGACAGTATCGCCATAATTGTGCAACACCTTCCATTTGCGTTCGTTGGTAAACGACGTAGCAATCACCACGTGACGTTTTGCAAGATTCTCGGCGTAGATAAAATATTCGTCGTAATTGAACCTTTTGCTCAAATGTGATTGATGGGTGCGGGCCTCATAAGGTGGGTCCAGATAAACAACTGACTGCGATTGCGGTTTAACCAAGGAAAAATGCCCGCATGTGAACCGCACATTATTCGCGCGTATGACATCGATCTTATCGCGCGTTGATTTATATGATCCTTTTATCCTGCCATTGGTGCGTGCCGCGCCACCAAAGAATTTACCCCCAAATGACCACGCAAACCCAACATAACCTGTCATTGGATCATTTATCGGGCGTGTTTTATTGTAATAAATATAATCGCGTTCCGTCACCTTTTCCGGGGGGTTCCATCCGTCATAAGCGGCGTGCCACATGTTTATCAAGTACGGGTTTATATCGTTTAATACATGCTTATCCGGTTTGAACATGCAGCCTCTATTGGTTGATCAGTCATGATCGAGCGTCCGATGCTTCCACTTCCCGCTATAGAGCCCATCATAGGTCGGAGCTTCGCCGTTTGCCCCGATGCCGAGCAACGAGCGGAAAGCGTTGAATGGGTAGAACCGCCGGTTAAAGCGGAAGGTGAACTCGTTGAGATAAGTCTGCAGGTGCTTGGGCTCGACGCGACCGTGATGGGTGCCCTGCAGCCAAGCTTTCAGGTTGCTGAAAACCAAGTGGACGATGGGCAGATATTCTTCGGCGACTTCCGGATTGCCGCCTTCAATCACCGGCAGATGGGCATAGCCGAGCTTTTCGAGGTTCCTATAAGCCGGGGCCGCATCCGTGATGACGATTGCGCCCGGCGCGACGGCAGCCTCCACAAAGCCGCAGAGGGATTTCTCGCCACGTGTCGGCGCGATTTCCAGCCGCAGACGGCCAGCATATCGGCCGCCGCGCCGCATAGGCTTATCGCCCTTCTTGGCCGGTCGCGTGCGGACTTCGACCGCAGCAACAACCAGGGTCTTTTCGTCGGCGTGCACGCCTTTGCCCTTACCGCGCGTCTCGCCGCCGATATAACATTCATCGACCTCGACATGATCGCCGCGCGCCAGATTGCCGCCGATCTGGTCGCGGTTTGGCCGCACCATGCCAGCGCGGAGCTTGTGCAGGATTTGGAAGGCCGTCTCGTACCTTGTAAGTCCGACCTGCCGTTGCAGTTGAACGGCCGAAATGCCGGGTGTCAGGCTGGAAACGAGGTAGGCCGCCCAAAACCATGTTGCGAGCGGCGTATGTGTCCGCTCCATCACCGTGCCGACCGTCAGCGACGTTTGCTTACGGCAGGATCGGCAAGCCAAGACGCCCGGACGGGATTCCAGCCGTTGCGGGTCGCCCTTTTCGTGGCAATGCGGGCACTCAAAGCCCTTCGGCCACTTAGCACCCTCAAGCCAGCGGGCGCAGGCAGTATCAGTCGGGAAAAGCCGCTGGAAATCCCGGAGCGACTTGGGGAACGGCAGATGTTCCCATTGGAGAACATCGGCATGGGGAGGCATCTATGCCTCCCCACTTTTAAGAGAGCGAAGCCGATTGAGCCACGCCTCGACGGAGCTAAATCCCATTCTTTTGCCGCCGTCATAGTCATTCAGCAGCGCAGCGTAGTGGCTTTGCAATTTCAACGACTCTCGAAGGGCAGCCTCCAATTCATTGCACTGATCATTGAGGCCCTCGATTTCACGGCCCAACAGGTCGATTTCTTCGTGCGCACCTTCGGTAGCCTTGGTCATGGTTCAGACCCCCTTCTCGACCAAGGCTATTGCCTCTCGTCGATACTCGCGAAGGGTAGACCGCAGAAGGCGCAGGTCAGCCCGGAAGAAAATATCTTCATTCAACCCCGCGACATTTCTCGCGAAATCGGCGTCATCCTCCGAACGAAGGACGATGCTTTGGGCTTTAGAGCCATCAGAAAGCGTTTCTTCGATGAGGCTGACTTTAACCGTGCAAGCCAAATCGAGACTCATGCCCATCTGCTCAATTGCGGCCATAACTTCAGCAGCCGTGGCGCAATTAATCGCATCAATAACTTTAGTCGGATGTACCAGAGCGTTTGCCATTTTTACCCTCCAAGGAGGGTGGCGTGATCGCCACCAACGCCCATGATACTAGCACAAGTGTCTGCATGTGTCAACCGGATAAGCATGGTTTAATAGGTATCGGCGCCCCGGAAAAGTCTTCATTACGGCGGTAGCCGACCATAACGCCCCGCAGAATGGCTCAACGTACAAACTAAAATTGTCGATCGCCGCGACGATTTGCTTCGACTGTCGCATCTTTCCGCCAAGATACCACATCAATCTTCCCCGTATGTTGCGACGCTCCAATTCGGGCCGTCGCCCTCGTCGACCTTGATCGGCAGGTCGATCTTGACCATCGCCGCGTCACTTGAGAAGTCCTCCATGATATGCTTGCACTCAGCATACGCGGCCCGCGACCGCTTGTCAAGTGCAAACTGGAACGACAGCGCGTCGTGACAATTTAAAAGCAGTTCGACCTGCGCCTGTGGCTCGCTGTCCAGATACTCCTGCACTTCGGCCATCTTAAGTTTGAGCATGCTGGCGTTGCTCATCTGCAGCAGCCGGTTCATCGCGGTGTAGTCCTTGTCCGGATCGCGCAAGTGCGCCCGGCGCCCCAGCACGTCGCGCACGTAGCCGCGCTCGCGGAACAACCGCGCCGCCTTCTTCTGAAATGGCTTCAATTCAGGCACGGTCCTGAAATAGCGCACCAGCGCCTGCATCGCTTCTTGCTCGGACATCTTGTATTTTTTGATCAGCGCGTTCTTACCGCCCCCCGTGATCACGGTCTGATTGACGCGCTTGGCCCAAGTGTTGCGGAAGTGCTTTTGCTCGGCCGGCGACATGTCGTCCCACGCCGCGCCCTTGGCATCCTTGGCCACTGCGGTGTGGCTGTCGGCGTCCGGGTTGTTGCGATAGTCGTCGAGGAACACCCGCGCCCGCGTATACCAGGCCATCAGCCGCGGCTCGATCTGACTGTAGTCGCGCTCGCCCCACAATCCGTAATCCGGCACGAACACCGACCGGTACAGCCGGCCCAAGTCCTCGTCGTGCTTGGGCACCTGTTGCATGTTGGGGTCGTTGCTCGACAATCGCCCGGTCACGGTGCCGAACTCGTCGTTGCGAAGCTGGTTAAAGGTGCAGTGCACCCGCCCGTGCCACAGGTGCCGATCGCGCAGCGGATGGCAAAAGGTCGAATTGAGGTTCTCCCACTTGCGTAGTTTGATGATCTTGCGGCCGGCCTCGTGCGTCTCGAGCCAGTGCGACGTGAACGACGGCGAGCCTTGCGGCCGGGTCCGCGACGGCGCCGTGCGTGGCCAGTCGGTATGGCCGTGCTTCTCCATCCACGCCTGCACGTCGGTCGGCGACAGTGCGTTGAAATCGGGCGGAAATTCGTTCTTCAGTTTTTCGACTTCATCGTCGATGTGCCCGATCAGCCATTCCAGGCGTTCCTCGTCGACCTTGACGCCGCGCACCATCATGCGCGCCAGCACCGGGATCAGGCGACTTTCGACAGCATGAACGCGGCCTAATTCCTGCGCCTGAATTTCAACCATCTGCGCGTCGCGCAATTGCCAGGTCGACGTGCCGTCGCCGCAGGCATATTCGACCGCCATCGGATCGTCACCGGACAGACGCCAGAAATGGCCCATAATGTTCTTGTCGTTCTTCTCGCCCAGCTTGTCAGCCATGTAAGCATAAAGTTCGGTGCCCTTCTTGGCCTGCACGTTGTGGCGCGCGGCACAGGCCACCAGCGAGAACGTCGCATACTCGTCGAGCAGCGGTTCGTTGATTATGGTATCTTCGAACTTCGGTTGAAACTTAAAGCCGACGCGCGCCTTGAACCGCAAATCAAACGCCAGATTGTGTCCGAACATCAGCGTGCCCGGCTGGTCGAGCGCCGTCACCAGTTCCTTTTCGCCCGGCAACAGCTTGCCATCCCAGCCGGTCGGCGATTTCAGACCGTCGCGACCCCCGACGTTGGCATTACCGGCGTGGCGAAACGGCACGTAATAGGAATCGCGCGGGTCGCCGCTGAACGTGACGACGTAGCCGACGATGGCGTTGTTACGCCAGTCAAGCCCGGACGTTTCGACGTCAAGGCAGCGCGTCGACTGGGTCGGGTCCTTCAACCGATTTAGCACGGTCTGCAGCGTCTCGTCGGGGGCGCCCGTTGTAGGCCAGGACCGCTTCGGACGGGCTGTCATACCAACGTCCTCGTACACGGTACATGTTAGTAACTTTTTGGCCTTGCTTGACGTGGACGAGGCTGAAGCCATCTAGACCCCCTGAGAAGACGACGATGCGGTCGTCACGGTAGACTTCGCGCCACTTGAGGGCGCGGAACTGGCGCTGCGTCAGCAAGCCGGCGATCCGTCTAAACGGAGGATTCTGCAGCCATTGTCGTAGAGTGTAACACTGCCGTACCTCGTCGGCGACGACACACATTTGGCCTCGATTTTCTGGTCTTTCTTCAACATTGCCGCGCGACCAAGGCACGCTTCCTCCGTGCTATGTCCGCTGACGATGATCGAACCAGAGACGACCGCTATTAAAATCCAGTCCATGGGTTTCTCCTTTCAGAATGGTATCTCGTCGTCCTTGTCGTTGAAGTCGTCGCCCAGCACTTCGCCGCGCTCGGCACCAAGATCGCGCCCGTCGCCGCCGGGCAGCGCGTCCAGTTCGCCGACGTATTCCTGGTACAGGTCGTCGAGCCACTTCTGCTGCTTGACGCTGACGCGAATGTTGATGCCGTAGTTGTTCATGCGCTCGATCTGGTCGCGCACGAAGCCGGGCGACGCGCCGACCATGTTTTTGATTTCGGGTTCAAGCGCGGCAAGCTGCTGTTGGAGACGTTCAAACTGATCGGGGGTCATGACACTGATTCCATCCATTCTGCGATGCGTCGATGTTGTGCAGCGGTCGCGTTGGCTTTCATATCATTCGCCATTTGCGAAATAACCGCAATATTGCCCTTAACATAACCGCGCAATGAATTGATTCGGTCGAGTGTTGGACTGAAATGATGTACTTTACCTACACCCATTGAAAGCTTGTGCCCAAATACTGGACACATGTCGGGAATAACGATATCGGAAAGAGTCAAATTAAATTCAAGGCCAAACTTTTTTGCACGCTCCCTAGCCTTACGTAGCAGAATCCTAGCTAAGTTTTTCTCAGCATAAACGCGCGCTTGCTTAAGCAAGCGCTGTCTATTCGCCACATAGTAAACTCGGCTTCGGGCGTTTAGTCGTTTCTTGTTTTGTTTATAATACACAGCACGCTGCGCCAGGACTTTATCCCGGTTCTTGATATTGTAGGCGCGATTGTATTCGCGCCTACTGTGTTTGTCGATGCGGCTCATTGCTTCCTAGATAGCAGGGCTGTCAGTATTGTCAGGGGCGCCACCGATTGCGCTTTCTTCATCGCCGATTGACTCCAAATCCTTGATGTTCAGGCCCTTCTGGCTGAACGTCTCGTACATCGCCCGGTACTGCGAGTATTGATCCTGGTCCTCGACCAGCCCGGCCGACTTGACGTCGATGTTGAAGAACGTCTGGCCGGAATTGTTGTGATCCTCCGCCGACCGGAATTCCCAGATGGTGCCAAAGATCGGCGCGCGCACCGTCTTAAGCTTGGTGTTGAACCGGCGCCCCATCTTGATCGACGAGCGCTGGAACGACAGCACCGCCGGCATCAGGTCGGGTTCGTCCGGGAACGCCAGCAGGAAATTATACATCAGCGTCGCGGCCGGCGGCGAGTTGGGGTCGGCCGGGTTCATAGTGCCCCAGTTAGCCAGCCCGGACTGGGCGACGGTCGGCGCCAGCTTCCACTTGACGGTATGACCGCCGTCCTTCTTGTCGAGTTGGACGGTGAAATCACCACCGGCCGGCGACCAGTGCACGCCGTCGTCGGCGCGGGCCAAGATGCCGCCGCCGGCATCGCGCGGACGCCACAAGATGTAGCGCTGGTCCATAAAGATCGGCACGGCGCGGAACGGGCCGTCAAAGATGAACTCGGCCGCCGGGTGGAAGAAGTAGCCAGCCTTGAGGCCGTCGTATTCCATCAGTTCCGGCGACAAACCTTGCATCAATTTCAGCCGCGGAATTTCGATATCGTCCTTGCCGATGTTCTCCTTGCCGAGATCGGCGTCCTGCCGCATGAACGCGGGCAGGGAAACGACGGCAGCGGACGGCAGCGGCGCCGGCTCGCGGCGCGCGGGAACCTGGGCGCGCTGCTGGGCTTGCTGCACCGGGCGGCGCTCTTCTTCGCGCCCCTGGTGCGCCGCGGTCTGCGCGGCCTTGGTGGCGGTACGGGCGGGCTGGGCGGCCTGACGCTGCGGCGCCGCCGGCTTGGTCGACTTCTTTGCTGCTTGTGCTTTCGGCATTTCAAGTCTCCTGGTTGCTGGTTGAAGTTACCTATCTGAACGCACTACAAATTTACGCTCCGCATAGTTGCCCTAGGACCTATGCGGAGCGACGAGCAGGAAAAGCCCTCGGGCTTGCGAGCAGCCGCTAAGCTGTCGACCTGCGCGTCTCATATTTTCGTCACCGACGTGTTCGGCACGAACGCCACATTGAACAGTTCGTCCGGAATGTCGCGGTTATTGTCTTCCAGTTCCTTGCGCAGTGACGCGCTCAGCGTCGACGAGTTGACGACGGCCTGAATGATGTCGCCCAGGTCAACTTCGCGCAGCCATCGATAAGCTTCGTCCTTCTTGCCGGGCTTGATCGAAGCCAGGAAGCGGGCCGACACGCCGACCCGGAAGCCCTCGGCCAGCGGTACGTTCTTGATGCCCTCCTGCTCGCATAGCGCCGGAAAATCCAGTTCCTTGACGCGCTTATAAAGGCCCTCGTCGCCGAACAGCGGCTTCAGCAGTTCGTCGGCGCGTTCCTTCATCCGGTGCAGCGCGACGTAAGACCGCGCCAGCGACGGGGCGCCGGACTTCTTGGCGCGCTCAAGTTCCTTGTCAAGCGTCGGCAACAACTTGGATATCGCGACCAGGTGCTCCATCACCTTGACAAAACTGGGCAGCGCGTTGACAATGGACTTCGGCAGGGTTTCGGCAGGCATCGGTGTCTCCTATATGATGCGGGTAGCGAAGCACGAGAAGGACAAGCGGTCAAGTCGGAACCTAACCGATTTCGACGACCGGCATTCTTACCTCAGCCGATATCGGCCAATAAGGAAAAATTATGGGCGGTCGGCCTGGCACGTCAATGTCGTAAGCCGGCCCATCTTTGGTCGCTTTGAAGACAGTACCGCAACGCTTGTTCTGAGCGTAACAGCCCTCTTGATCATGAATGACCCATTCACCGTCATCGCCAGTAAGCGCAGTAATAGGCTTGCCTGCGATTAAACGCATCAAAACCGGTGTAGCAAACGCAACGGCGCCGCCACTGTCCCATTGGTCGAAAAACTTTTCGAGTATCTCGATCATCACTCGGCTATCCTCGTCACCAAAATTAGCCGCGGCTAGTTCGGTCTTCGCTTGTTCGATAATGCTCATCGGTTTCTCCTGTTATCCTCTCACCCAGCACACGACGTAGCCCTTAGCCTGCCGATCCCAGCGCAGCACGCGAAATTCGCCGTGCTCCCGCTGCACCAGTGCGGCAAACGTCACCATCTGTAAATGATCGCCAATCAGCAGCAGATAATCGGTGTCCTGGTCAAATTCCTTGGCCGCGCGCCACAGCATCATGTAGACTTCATGCGGCAGCTTTTGGTCGTTGATTTCGTCGCCGTAGACGTAGCGGGTGTTGATGTAATGCACGTCGCCGTACTCGGCGGCAGCGCTTATGTCGTTATCGGTCGGATTGACGGCGAAGACGGTCACAGACGTGCTCCTATCTGGAATTTGATGCCCCCGCGCCGTGGGAAGGCCGCTGGCGCGGGGGCTACTCTACGCTACGCCTACTTTTTAGGCCGCTTCGGGCTGCGGCGATTCGGCGGGGGCCGGCACGTCGCGGCGCCGGATGCGCCGGACCGGCTTCTTGGTCTTGGCGCTCTTGGCCTTCTTCTTCCGTGACGGATCGATCGCCTCGACCTTCGGCAGGTCAATGTGCTGTTTCAGCGACTTGATGGTAATCGAGCCGATCTTGACCGTGTCGCCGGCCCTGATCTTGGCGCGCAACACGCCGCCAACCGTCATGCGGGCCTGGCCGGCGTTCGCCGCGGCGGAAATGTCGATGTCCAGCTTGTTCGCCTTAACCACCTGGTCGAGCGTACCGCCATTAGCGAAATGTAACAGCGTCGCCTTGGCGACGGCGTCGGCATTGCCGCGCGAATAGTGAATCTTGCCGTCCTTGCCGCGGACCTTTAGGGTCTTATAATCGTAGGCGCCGGTATCGATGGTCGCGCCTTTGGTCTTACGCTTTGCCATGACAAACTCCTGTCCTTGTGCTGAAGCCCACACATGGTTAGGCCCGCTGCGCCAGGAAAAGCACGGCGGGCCTGATGGTGTCAAGTCGAAATGTTACCACACGATCTTGTGTTTGTCGCGCCGCACCTTGGCACGGAGGCGGTTCGCGCAATTCATGCGGATCAGGCCGTCATTGCGGTTGCCATGGCGGTCCTTCAGCCGGCGGTAACCCTCGACCCACACGCCGTTGGCTTTGGCGAATTCGACGAACGCCTCGAAATCGAGCCGCGGCTTGCCGGTGTCCTCATCCTTCTCGGTCATGAACGCGTCGCGCAGCTTCTTGGCGAGATCGTCACCGCAGTGACCCTTGTTTGGCAGATAGCGGGCGCGGTACTTGGCCTTGACCACCGAACGGGAGGCGTCGCCCTCGTCGTCGCCATTCTCGCTCTCGTCCTCGTCGTCGGCGCGCTTGCGCGGCGCCTCGGCCTTCTTCGCTTTGCGCGTCGTCGGCTTTGGTTTCGTTGTCCCGACACCCCCGCCGCTCAATTCAAGAATGGCGAGATCGAGCGCGTCCTTGGGGTCCTTCGCTTCCACAACTGGATCGCCGTCTTTGCTAACAACAAAGACGTTATCCGGCTCCGACCATTCGACGATCAGCCCGTGCGCCTTGGCCTTCTTCAGCGTGTTGTGATGAATCTTCATGGCAGTTGCTCCTATCTGAACGGCCGGTCGCGGCCGATGGAGCAACTAAAACATGCGGCGAAACGCTTGTCAAGTTATTTGCACGCGTTCCACTTCAGATCGGCGTAAGTTTTGCCTATGCCGGGAACCCGCTCTTCCCGCACCACTTTACCCCGACGCGCCAAATTGATAAGGACCACTTCAAGTGCACCGGCACTCTGACGTTCCCGTCCCAATGCGACAGCTATCTCACGTCGGGTCATCGGGCCGCGGTCAAGACATTCCATCACTAGTTCACTTATCTCCATAGCGTCTCTCAAATTCTGCCCTGGTCATCGTCTCTTGAATTTCGACGGCTTCTACCTCGACGTTGTCCATTTCGAGCAACGCGGCGTCAGTGTCGTCATACCAGCGGGTCCAGGTCCCGCCGTACAGGAACCGGATGCGGCGGGTTTCACCTATCTCGGCCATTTGACTTTGTACCCCTTCTTCACTTTCGCCCTGGTGCGATTTATGATGTTCATGCGCACTAGGCCGGGGTTCGGCAGCGACGTGTACTTGTCATCCCACACGCCGTTGACTACGGCGAAATTTTTGAGTTCGGCGGCGTCGTACTTTTTGAGCCGCTCGACCAGTTCGTCAGGTTCACGGCGCTCTTTAGGCGCAGGCGGCGGAGCCGAGTCAATAGCTGCGCCTCTCGGCTCCGCCACCCTAGGTGACGCAACCGCAGCTACCGCCACGTCACCCTTTCCCAGTATGCGCTCATCTTCGACGCGCTCGATCCATTTGTTAATGACGACAGTCTCGTTGCCGTTGTCCCACTTGACGACGCTCTGTTCCGGGCCTTCCTTAACGAGACGGCCGAGACAGCGCGGATCATCGGCCCAACAGACGCGCGGATAGGTCATGACTTGACGCCCTTCTGCTTCCAACGCTCGATGTCATCAATGGCGAGCGTCAATGGCAGCGTGGCGGCGGTCGAGCGCTGCGACGCCAGCGCCGTGTTCGACTGCACCAGGTTGAAGGTATCGCGCGCCTCGAGCAGCGCGGCGTAGGCGGCGGCAAGCAGCTTGTTCTGTTCGGCAACCGTGGTCTGCATGTCGCTCCATTGCCGCGGCCTAAATTCGACCCACGCACCATTGACGTGCACCAACACGGCGCTGTCCGTCAATTTAGCGTGGCTGCAACTTATCTCGTCGCCGGGCTTTATTTCTTGCACGGCGTTACCTATGCCCCAGTTGCTCATGTCCCTCATCCATTGGTAATTCATGATCGTCGTCCTTGCGGTGCGGTCTTGGGCTCGAACAGTTTACACCAGGCCAGCGGGTCAATCAGCCCGGCGACAAGTTGGCAGGCATTGGGGTGCACGAACAGCTTCGGCAGGAAGAAGTGACAGTCTTTGCAATAACGCCCCGGATGGCCGCGCCCGTACTTAACGTCGGCGGCGGTCTTGTCCTTCTTGCCGTCGTTGTGGCTTGCCATGCCAGTCCTCCTTGTCGATCACGAACTTGTCGGGCAGCAGCTTGCCGCCCGGCGCCTTTTCACCCGGAATCACCCACGGCGCCTTGCGCCAGTCGCCGCGCAAGTAGGCGCATGACAATGGGCCGAGCAGCAACATCTGGCCGGGCTGCAAAGGATATTCAGCCATACGCAGAATGACGGGGGCGTCGGGATGATCGGTCATGCGCGTCTCCTATCTGCCGCACCCAACCACGCCGCGCACCTGTCTGTCAAGTCCGAACTGGCGCCGGCCACATCCGGATGCAACTGTCGAGCGTCACCGCGCCGATGTCCGACGGCAATTCGACCTTGAATGCGACGCGCTCGGCAATTGGGCGCATGCAATCGCCGCGATACTTGGTGCCCGACGCCGGCATCGTCACAGTCAGGTCCTCGGTCCATAGTTGCGGGTCGAAATCGCCGCGCGCGTTGCGCAGCCAGACGAAGTGCGTGAAATCAGCCGAGATGCTTCTCCATTTCATCGGCCATCAGCCGCAGTTCCATTATCCAGCCGCGCAGCGTGTCGCGCGGGATGCCGGACCCGTTGCGAATCAACACCATGCCCCCGGACATTAGGTTGATGCGCTTGTGCCATAGGTCGAGCCTGCCGCGCAAGTTGGCGGGCGGCGCGACTTCGACGCCCTTGACGCGGTGCGCGGCAGACTTGGGAACGGCCTTAGGCAAGCCACACTACCCCCCACACCCATTCCCACCGGGCGGCGCGTAACGAAGACATACAACCGCCCTCCTGCCATCGACGTTCCAATTGCTGCTTCAATGTCATTGCCATCTGAACCCCCTTCCGTCTTCGCCTTGGTAAAAGTGATAAGTGGACGCTATAACCCAGTCGAGCAGGTTCGGCCCGACCAGCTTGGTGCCGCATTGGTGCCACAGCCGGGTGTTGAGCGCGGCGCGCGACCCCCACACCTGGTCGCAGCGCGGCGCCACCAGGATGCAGCCGCAATTCATCGCAATGAGGCGGTCGGCCGGGTGCGCGTCGCCGACGTAGAAGTCCTCGCGCAGCGCGCCCCAGTCCTTAGTCATAATCGTCGTCCCGTTCGAGTTCGGCTTGCGCCTGCGGCGGTATCCAAATTAATCGTGTCGTTTTGTCCTTTCGTCGCAAATCCCACCAAAACCAACTATGCGAAAACATCGCTCCGTTTTGACGCACGACGCGGCCTTGTGCCGCTTGCATTCGACGCGAAAAGACCGCGACAACGGACGGCGGCGTTATAGAAAACAACGTGTCATAACGCGTCACGGATTCCAACCATATGGTGCGCAACAACATCGCAACGCCGACTTCTGCCTCCCTGAGTGCTTTGGCCACGAAGGCATTCGCGTGCTTATATGGTGGATTGGTTAACACTACGTCGCATCGGTTTAGCGATGACGTCAAATAATTCGCGACCTTGAAATTAACGCCATAATCAACAAGATCAGACGCGCTTACTTTAAACCGTTGCTCCTTCAATACGCGCACCATGTGGCCGCGTCCAGCCGCCGGTTCTTTAAAAATTAACGACGCGCCCGAATTAAAGGGCGCCACATATTTAAAAAACGCGCGCACTGCCCATGGCGGCGTGGGAAAATCGTCCTTGACTTCATCGTAATTAGAACGGCGCCGAACATGTCGGGCCTTATCTGATTTGTTCACGTCACTGCTCCGTTGGCCTTCATGTGCGCCCAGCAGTACGGCTTGCCCGGCGCCACCGGGTCTTCGCTGCAGCCGGCCCACATGCAGCGCGGCGTCATGCGATGACGCTTGGCGATGCGTTGACCGGCCGCCGACCTATATGGCACGTTGGTGGGCAACAACCAAACCGGGGCAGGAGCCGGCGCAGAAGCGGTCCTGCTGCGCCTGACGCTGAAATTTCGCTCTCGATCTTCCTTGATGCGATGGACGCCCTGCGGGTATTGCAGCGGAATTTTGGCGCGGCGGCAAAAACTTATCATCTGGCTCTTGTTGCCGCCCAGCCCCAGTTCATGGCTGATCTCAGCAGAAGTCAACTTTTGCGCCGCCAACGCGCGCACCGCACCGACCACTACCGGTATTTTGGTGCTGAACGGAATGTCGCCGCGTAACAACATGCGCCGCACGGTCTTGATGTCATCAGAAGTCGCGGTGTGGCTCACGTCGTCCATCGTTCCTCTCCCCTTCGTCCGGCCAGTCGAAATCCTGGCCGATGAACCGCTCGAACGCCTCGCGGCAAGAGTTCAGGTCCGGCACGTTGACGATGCTGGTCATGCGGCCGTTAAGTTGCTTGACTGCCGGCGGATAGTCATCAAGCAGCGGATTATCGAAACTCAGCTTCGAGCGGTGAAACGGCCGGCCGATGAACTTCTCCAAGTTGAATGCCAGCGCCTGTGCCGACGGCACCGACCGCACGTTGCGGGCACGCAGGTTGAGCGCCATGGCGACGTGCAGCGCCGGCACGGCCGCCGTTTCCGGCCACTCGTCCTTTTCCGGCTTCTGTGCCCAGTTCAGGCAATCCGGCAGCAGCAAGCCGTCCTGCAACGTCTCGAGCCACCATGCCTCCATCGGCTGCAGGTTGATCGATTTCAGGCTCAGCAGCGCGTCGTTCTTGACGTTGACGCGTGGGAGCGCCGGGTCATAGTCGAGATCGAGCAGCGCCTGGAACAATGCCGCCGGCCCGTCGCCGTCCAATTCCTTCAACACCCGCGTAATGAGATCGTCGCTGGCGCGGCGTTCCTTCATGTCGATCACGGTGTAGCGGCGGTCGCTGGGCCGGGCCGGCGCCGCGTGAATGTTATTGCTGGTCAAGGCCAGCCGCAGATAATTGCGCACTTTCTGGCTGTCGACGCCTTTGGGCTCGATCATGTGCCACGGGTCGGTGATCAGTGAGCGAATGATGCCGGCATGCTTGACGTCACCACCGTACAGTGCTTCCTCGGAGTGTAGCAGTAGCGCGCCGCCTAGATGCCGGTTGAACTGCCCGACGATGTGGTTTTCCTTGGTGACGGTGACGTAGGACGGCCCGAGAATCCGTCCGAAATATTCGAACATCAGCGTCTTGCCGGCGCCCTCGAGCGAACTGATTACAACCAGCGCGGTGAGCGACTTGTTGCACGGTTCGCGCACGATGTTGGCGAACCAGTGCGCCAGCCAGCGAAACAAATGTTTGTCGCCACCGCAAATAACGTCGCGCGAAAGTTCGATCCAGGCGCTGCAGTCGCCGGCCTTGGGCTCTACCGCCCAGCCGGTCCACAGGTTTAAAGTCTGGCCGTCGTCGGCGCCGGGCACGAAGTCGATGCCGCGGTAAGCGCGGCGCCGCGGATTGGTGAGCCACAACTTACCGCGCAACACCGGCTTGCCTTCGATGTCGGTGAAGTCGGTGCCGACCAGGTTGAGCCAGTCCTCCTTGCCGTAGAACAGCGGCGGCTGGCCCGGCAGCACGTCGGTGTCGGCAATGCGAAATTTGCCGCCGACCGGCACCACCGCCCAGCGCGAATTGTAATCGTTGATCAAATTTACTGACGGCGAGCCGGCCCACTCGAGCAGCCGATCGACCAGCTTGTCGTCGTTCAATTGTTTGCGCAGCACGCCGGCACCCGACACCTTCTTGCCGGCTTCGCCGCGCTTGTAAGTGGCGCGCACCGTGGGCAGCCGCGACTTGTCGCGATCGTCGGTGTAGTCGCACACCGCGGCGATGAATTGCTCGGCTTCATCCAGCGACCAGTCAAGATAGTAGAACAGCCCGGACAAACTCAAACACGGAGAATTATGAAAGCCCGGCTGCCAGATGTGACGCACCACCAGCACCGCGACGGCGACTTTGCGCACGGCGCGAATGAGTTCGGCGGCGTCGACCATCGGCACGTCGGGGTTCTCGTCGCTGTCCCAGCGGATCAGTTCGCCGGTCTGCTCGTGGATCGAGCCCGGCATCACTGTTTGATGGCCGGCATCGCCCCGCATTTCGACGATGGTGGATTCGTTGTTGCGCGGATCGTTGAATGCTTTTTTTTCAAATGTCGGCGTTTCAACACGATATAAATAATGCGACGCACGTTTGGACTCTCTGCCGAACACGGCCGGCGTCGGCGGCAAGAACACGGAGGCAAAATAGACGGCTTCCTCGCAGTCGAGATCGACGTCGACCGGCCCCGAATGCGCCGGCCCGGTGACGACGCCGACGCCATAATCGTTGTGCTGCCACAGTTCGTCGTCCGGCGGCTTGTAATCGAGATCGACGTAGGCGCGAGACACGGCGGCCTTGCGGCGCGGGTGCAGCGCGACGGGACGGAAGTTAAAGCGGCGCAGCCAGGCCAGCGTCTGCAGCACGGGCAGCGAAGAAGCGCCGACGACGACCGGGCGCGGCTTAGGCATCAGCGGCGATCAGGTCGAGGCCGGTGCCGGTCCAGCGAATGATACCAAGCACGGGCGGCGGGACCGGCCCGTGCAGCTTGACCATCGCGAGGAAGCGGGCACGATTCTCGTCGTCAGCCACAACGGTCACCAGCGTGCCGCCGGTATTGCGGAAAGAATAGCGCACGAAAAACCCTCCCTATTTGAAAGACCAAGGACGCAAGCGTAACGCAACTGGGACGGGGCGTCAAGTAGGAAACGCGAGGAACGTCAACGGCGCCAGAACCGGCGCGACACGGGAATCTTGAGAACAGTGGTGATGGGCCAGGGTCATGTCAGTCGTGCCATGGCAATTCGGGCGCGGCAGCAATAAGCTCGACGAAGGCAGCAATACCGAGTTCGATGATAATGAGAACGAGAAGAAACGAAGTCATAGAGAAGCTCCTTTTTGCCGTACTGAAACGACAACAGTCACGACTTCAGGAGGCATAGGATTGATCTCATCCGGCGTTAAATCACGTGTCAAATCTGGCCTCCACTCTTTCATTGTCTTACTGCCTTTACTGGTGTTACACGCCTCACACAACAATTGTAAATTATGAGGCCAATGTGTGCCGCCCCGACTAAGCGGCATGATGTGGTCCACGTGATAGCCGGTCTTTAAACCAACACCGCACAAACATCGGCCACGTTGTTTTTCAAATAAAAGTTTAATATCTCGTTGCGCATAAGCGCCAGGTTGAGCGTTACGTTTAGCATTATTGGCGCTTACTGAAGCGCAACGAGATATTCGCTGGTCGGCGTCTCTTACTTTTTTATCCCAGCAGACAACACACTTACCATTACGAGTGTAGCGTTCTCGCCCATGACCAGGACATAACATGCCACGATAAGTTGGCGAACGAAGCCGACGAGCGTCGATGCGAGACGGGGGTAAATACATGCGGTGCTCACCACTTTTCATCTTGTGTCGCGGCCAGCGATGTGCTTTGGTCACGCCCAGTAGCCAAGGGGACTGCTCCGCGAAACCTGTGACCAGGACCGGTCAGGTTTCGCGCCCCTTGGCGAAGGGGGTAAGGCTAACACAGCCGAACCCCGGACACAAGTCGAAAGTCCGACCTGTCCACTTCTCGAAGACAAGCCAGCCTCACTCGAGGCCCGCGGGACGGGCCTGTGTCCGACCTGTCTTACTTGGCGGGGTCGCGCGCGTACGCGGGAGGGGCGGCGTCGCGGCGATCTTCCCTTTTTTCTTTCCGAAGAAGAAGAAAAAGTAGTTACATATAAGACAGGTAGGACAGACCCGCGTCGGACGGGGCTCGAGAGCGTCCGACTTTTCATCAACGGGTCGACAGGTCGGACGTAGGCCCGTCTCACCGCACTCCACATTCATGGCCTCGCCGCCTCGGTTCCGGGAACTTGACGAAACCCCCCGCGGCGTGATATGGGGCGGTTCGAAACAATCGTCGCGGGCCGGCGCGTCAATCGAAATACCGGCCGCACGGCTCGACTTTAGGTTGAGGGGTTGGATGCCGTCGTTCTTCATCGTCCGTACCGCACCCCAGTGTGAAGAGCGCGTCAGGCGCAGCCTGGCGGCACGCTCGTTTGACGTGCTCCTGTTGTTGACGCGCTACACGCGGCGTGACCGGGTGATCGAGCGCCCGCTGCTGGCTCGCACGCTGCTGGTTGCCGATGATGGCCGCGGCATCGACCCGATCCGACAGACTTCAGGCGTGGTGCGCGTCGTCCATCGTGGTAATCAGCCGGTGCGCTTGCCGCAGTCTCTCGTCAACCGGTTATTGAAGCGTGAGGACGATGACGGCTTCGTCATGCTGCGGGCCGACGACCCCGGCGTGCTGCGGCCGATGGACAACGAGACGCGCGCCACGCTGTTTACGGCGATGGTGATCGATGCCAGCCTGGGATTGCCGGCATGAAGAAGCCCCGCCCTCCGCGCAAGCCTCAGATGCCGGCGACCGGCGACAAGTCGAACGGCAATCCGTTTCAACACAAGCGCAGCCGGGAAGCCGAAGACTGCGTGGTGTCGTGGCTCGAAAAAGGCTACACGGTCGGTTATGCGGCGGACAAGGCCAACATTTCGCGCCAGACGCTGCTTGAATGGCGGAAGGACCAGAATTTTAATGCGCGGGTCGAGCAGGCCATCGAGCGCGGCACCGACGTGATCGAGGACGAGGCGCGGCGCCGTGCCGTCGACGGCGTGTCGAAGCCAGTCTATCAAGGCGGTGAGTGCGTTGGTCATGTTCAGGAATACAGCGACGCGCTGATGCAGATGATCCTCGGCGGTCGGCGCAACAAGTACCGCAAGCAGCAGGTCGAACATTCCGGGCCGAACGGCCAGCCGATTCCACACAAGATCGAAGTCGAGTTTGTTTAAACCAGGAGAGAACGATGCGTGTATCAGTTTTGGTTGCGATGATGCTGGCCTTCAGTTCGGTCGCGATGGCGGCGGACACTTTGCCGCCGGCTGAGGCAGCACAGGTTCAGGCACAGCCGCAGGTTGATATTGCCCAGGCGACGCAGAAGAGCCTCGAAGCCACGCTGGGTGCGCTCATCGTCAACAACACGCAGTGTTCGCAACAGAATCTCGCGGCGGCGGGCGTTATCGCCGATCTGCGACGACAGTTGGCCGCGGCGCAGGCCAAGAATGAAGCGCCGGCAACCGGAGCGCCGGCCGGCAAGTGACGCGGCGCGCTTTCGCAAGGGAGACTGACTATGAATAGGAACTACGTTAAGGTTATCGCGGGGGCGGCCGTTGCTGCGTTGCTGGTGCCGCTCGCCGTTCACGCGGCCGGATTGTGGCCGAACTTCCCCATCGTCGGCGGCGCGTCGTATTGCTCGTCATTCAACCAGCCGGGCGGCCCCGGTACGCCGCAACAGTGCACGAACACCGTGCCTGCCGGCCCGCCGATGACTGGCCTCGAACAGGTGCCGGCCGATACCCGCACCACCGGGGGCGGCCCGCAAACGGTGCTGGTGCCGTTGTCTCAGGCCGCCGGCTCGACCTGGGGCACGCCGCGCAATTTCCTCGGTAACGGCGCGCTCAATATCACCAATACCAACGGCACGTCGACCGTGACCTGTGCCACTACGTCGGCGATGACCGTCGCGGCGCTCAGTGCGGATCGCTGGGGCTGTGACGCCAACGTTGGGTCCGGCGTCGGGCGCACTGCCATCGTGACGTCGTCGCCGACGCCGCCGACCGGCTTTACCAATGCGATGAAGGTGTGGCGTAATTCCGGCGCGCTGACCCAGCCGGTGTGCGTGATGCAGGCGGTGCCGGCGACCCAGTCGGCGATGCTTGCCGGCCAGCAGGTCACGCTGTCGGCCTACGTGGCGGCGCTGGCGGGTCTGGCCGCGGACAACGGCGGCACGGCCAACCTGGTGATCATCACTGGCACCGGCACCGACGAAGGTCTGACGCAGTCGTGGACGGCGTCGCCTGCGATCACGCCGGCCTGGACCGGCATCGCGACGCTGGTCAACACGACGATCAACCTGTCGACCACGTTTGCGCGTTATTCGACCACGGCGACCATTCCGTCGACCGCGACCGAAATCGGCGTCATGTTGTGCTTCACTCCGACTGCGACTGGTTCCGGCGCGACTGACGGTTTTGCCTGGACCGGCGCCCAGTTGGAAAAGGCCCCCGGCGCGTCACTGTTTGAAGTGCGGGCCAAGGCTGATGAAAACAGGGATGCGCTGCAGTATTTTTATCGCATCGTTGAAGGCGCGGTCGGTGCGGTTCATGCGCCGTGCACGTCCTCAACCACTTCGCTCGAAACCTGCATCCTGCAGTTCCCGGTGCCGATGTACAAGACCCCGACCATGTCGTACACGTCCGGCTTTGGGTCGTGCTCGACTACGGCGTGCTCGGCGCAGACCGCGTGCACCGTGACCCGCACGTCGACGCTGCAATCCGGCTTCGCGGCCACCAACGTCCGCGTTCCGATCGATTGCACGTCGTCTGCCGGCTTCCCGGCCGCGGGTTCCGCGACCTTGCTGATGGACGACGCTGGTTCCGGCATTATCAACGCCTGGACTGGCCTCTGAATTTAGTGCGCGTGAAGTGAACCTCCCTAGACTTGGCGCGGGCGCCTGAACAACGCCCGCGCTTCCTTCCACCGGAGGGGCAAGATGCTCAGTCTGATCAGAACGTCGCTCGTCGCCGCAGTCCTCGCCTGGTTCGGCGTCGCAGCCTTCGCCGCAGAGCCGGTCTTCCCCGGCACCGGTTATCCGAAGTGGCAGCCGTATTCACAGACCAACCCGCTGGTGGTTGCTCATATATTTAAATACGGCAACATCACGACCGACACCACGACGACGCTGAAGACCGGGGCCGGTATCCTGCATTCCCTTTCGTTCAATACGCCGGTCGCGACCACGGTGGTGACGGTTTATGACAACACCGCGGGGTCGGGCACCAAGATTGCCACGATCACAGTGCCGGCGTCACCGCAACCGGTCACGATGTTTTATGATGTTGCATTCACGACCGGGCTGACCATCGTGACGGCGACCGCAGCCAGCGACATCACGGTGAGCTACCAATGAAAACCTGGTTGAACCGCTTAAATACCGCGACTTGGCTAATTGGCTGGTCGCTGATCCTTGGCGTCATGCCGTCATGGGCGCAGACCGCGGCGCTGTTGCCGAATGCCAAGCAAACGTTCGTCGACCAGAACGGCGCCCCGCTGTCGAACGGCACAGTGACGTTGACCGTTCCGAATACCAACACGCCGAAGACGACGTGGCAGGATTCCGGTGAGACGACGCCGAATACCGACCCCGTGGTCCTGGACGCCGCCGGCCGCGCCGTCATCTACGGCCAAGGTAATTACCAACAGACCGTTAAGGATTCGAACGGCGTTCAACAATGGAGCGCGATCACCACCGCGTATGGTGCATCGGCCCCGTCCGGCGCCACCGGCACCGATACCGCGCCGTTGGGCACCGTAATGCCGTGGGCCGGATTTGCAGTGCCGACTAATTGGCTCATTGCGGCTGGGCAACCGGTGTCGCGCACGACCTACGCGCAATTATTGGCCGCCATCACGATTGCCAGCACCGGAATTTCGTGTACGTCGTCTTCAACCACGTTGAACGGCTTTATTGACACGTCGCAGATGGCGGTCGGTGAACCAATTGAAGCGACTTGCCTGTCGCCCGGCACGACGATTGCGACGATTCCGTCCGCCAATTCGGTGACAGTGTCGGCGGCGGCAACATTGACCGCTACGGTTACGGCTACCGTATTTCCGTGGGGTAATGGCAACGGCGTGTCGACTTTCAATTTACCTGATTTGCGCGGCCGGACGTTTGCCGGTGCCGACGCAATGGGCGGCACGGCGGCCAATCGTCTGACGAGCACTTATTATGGCGCGAGCGCCGCAGCGCCGGCCATTGCTGGCGGCAATCAGAGTGATGCTGCCACTACCACGCTGGCGCAGGCCAACTTGCCAAACGTCAATTTTACGGTAGTAGGCACGGCAGCGCCGCAGACAATTACTTACGCAAATGCGCCGCTTAATGCGGGCGGTAGCTCCGCTTTTGTTGCCAATGGTGGTAGTTTTAATGCTGTAATTGGGCCAGGTGTATTAAGTATTTCGGCTTCATCGAGCGCGGTCACCGGTACGGCGGCGTCTGGCGGGTCAGGCACGCCCGTGGTTAGCGCCAATTTTGGCGTCATTCAGCCAACCATCACGATTAATTACATCGTCAAAGCATTGCCGAATTCGAGCGGCGCGGGTGGCGTCGTCTCGTTCGGTGGCATGATCGGCGACATCATTTGCGGCGTGGGCCTTGTCTGCGGGCCGGTTGGTTCGCCCCCAGTTAACACCGTTTCCGTAAGTTCAAGCTTCGGCGTCACCGGGCCTGGAAGTTCGACTTCCGGTCATATTGCGACATGGAACAACACGTTGGGTTCGCTGCTGGCTGATAGCGGCGGCCCGCCCCCGGCTACGCTGGCCAAAGTGTCGCATCAGTTTTTGGACAGCTACACGTCGACGACGGGGTTATTCACGCAAAGCCAGCCCGCATTCGGCGACATTTCGGGCATAATCGCAGTGTCTCAAATGCCGGTGGTGCCGGCATCGACACCAGATTCGAACTTCTTTGGGACGGCCAGTATCATCGATGGCTTAGTGGCCACGGTTACACCCGTTGCGTTATCGGGCTGCACGGTCAACACCGGGGGCGGCAGTTATAGCGGGTCGCCGACCGCGACATTGCAAGCTGCCAATAATTATCTTGGCGGTTCGGGCGGTGGTTCGGTCGGCCTGACCGTAAGCGGCAATGCCATTACGGCTTGTTCGGCTTCAGGTGGAACATACACCACGCTGCCGCAAGTTGCTATTACTGATAGTACGGGCAGTGGCGGCACGGTGTACGTGACTGTGGCGTTGAATGCGATCAATTTTTCGTCCGGCCATATCAACGTTGCCGGCAATACTGTGACGGTTGCCGGCGGCACGATTAGTGGGTTGACGGCGTCAAGTTCAGGTTCCAACGGCTCTTATTGTATTTTCGTCAACACGAGCACAGGGGCGCTAACGAGCGCACAGGAAGGCGGCACGGGCTGTACGGCCCAGGCATCGGCAGGCACACAG